TATTGATCTCCATCTACTTTTTTATTGTGTTTAGGACTTAGGCCCATCAATTAACAGTAAATTTAAGTGTCAATCTTATACAGAATGGATAGTGGGGCGGAATCCTACTCAGAAAACTTTTTTCCAGTTGATGCCGAACGCAAGGGGCCTGTAAAAGCAGCTGCATGGGTGCCTACAGAGCAAGGCTGGAAACGTCGTAATGGAAAGCTGGCTAAAAATAACTCTGTAAAATTTATACCGTCAAAAGCGTATTTAATGACAGGCCACGGTATATCGGTGAAAACGAATGTAGAGCCAACATTTATAGTACCAGCAAATACTATTATTGTAGTAAAAGCATTGAGAGGAGAATTAATGACGGCTTATATGGACGATCATCCCACACTAAGATCCTTCAAGAGTATTATCTGCAATCTCGATAAAAAAATAGTTAAAGATCCACTTTCTTACCCCGGTGAATTAATACAGAGATTTGGCGACCTAGCCGTCTATAAGCCAGGTGATAGATGCCCAGATTTTGAGTATAGTTTAGCTCATTGTTTTAAAACACAGCCCGCGGACCCGACCTATGGATCGTGTCGTAATATGGGTTCTGGTGTTTTGGATCTTGATAAAATATCTGACTGTACGCTTGACTTTTATGAATCGCTCAATGATGGTCCAACAAAAACAATTGAAGAGATTCGGCAATTTGTTGCCACGATGTTTAAGAATAGTGCGTATCCAACCTCGGCTGAAGTACTCAAGGAAATGAATGAAAAATTTATGAATAAGATCTGTCATTCTATAGAAAAAAAGGATGGTAAAATACAGCTCAAAACATCAGAAGAGAAAAAATCTGATATACTTGAAGCGTTAAAAGAGACATTACTAAAAACAACTCAAGAAAAGTTATGTAAAAAACTTGGACCAGGTGTTTACTATAATAGTATTTGTAGACCGGCAGCCATGTTATCGGCAATAACAAAAATTGTTCATCCTACAGTGAATACAAAGAATCGTGAATACTTTGTAAGAGAGGATTGGAGCGGCTATCATAGACCACGCCTTGGAAAAGAGCAACTTATGCCCTACTTGAAAGAAAAAAATGCGAACGGCCGCCCTGTTCCCAATCCAGAGTATTTCTATAAAAATAAGTTAGGCACGGCTGATGAAAAGAAATATAGTTACAATAACCCCAGTGTGAAGGCATTATTAGAGCAAAAGATTATGGAAGCAGAACAATATCGTAAACCCTTTCTTCACAGTTATTATACATCAAACCAGTTTCCAAAGAATGCTGCGGCCGAGGCGGCAGGGAGAGCTGCTGCGGGACCAGAGCCTGCTCAAGCCGAGTGGGTGTCTGCTGAAGAGCGACTTGCTTTACCCAAAGAACGGACATTTCCACGTCTTATGGCTGAACTTCGCAGGAATGAGGCTGAAAGAATAAAACAGGATGCCGAAGCCCTCTATCCGAATGATCCTGTTGCTCGCGCTGCTGCTATTAAACGTTATACTAATATTATTAGTCGTATTGGTGTTATCCCCCCTCGCCCTGCTTATACTAAAAAGGGAGGTAGACGGCGCAAGGCAAGAAAGACGCGCAAACTAAAACACTAGGCCCCATACTGTCATGCCCACCGTATCTCATACGACTGTATGAACCACTTCCACGTGACCTTACACTCTGGAAATGTGTTTTTGAGAGGCTGTTCAATGTCGGCCTTTGTGAGACCCAGTGGTACATCAACGTTTTCATGCTTGTCCCCATGTCTCGCAGCCACTTCTACCTTTATAGTAACCGTGCTAATAAACTCATTGAGAAGCTCGTCTTTATTATACATGGAACGAAGCTCTGACGCAGTCGGCATCGAAGTTCTAGCTTAAAATTAAGTGTTAAGTTTAAGCTAGCTAACGTATGGAAATCATCGAGTTCTCTTCGCGCGCTGCAGAGTATTCCGAGCTCAGTAACTTCTACCCCTCTCCAATTGTTATGGGAGTTGTAACTTGGCCGACGGTGGAACATTATTTCCAGGCCCAGAAGTTCCCTGGCGACTATGATCTTCAGACTGCAATTCTAAGCGCGCAAACGCCGGCTGCCGCAAAAAAGCTGGGCAGGACGAGGTCACCCCACTTCCGCGGCGACTGGGAGGAGGTCAAAGAGATGGTGATGCTGGAGGCCCTTCAGGCAAAGTTTGACCAAAATCCGGACCTCGCGACCATTCTAAAAAATACAGGGACCGCGCTTCTCAAAGAGAAGGCTACGTGGGACTCTTACTGGGGAACGGGTAAAAACGGAAATGGGCGGAATCGGATGGGCGAGCTACTGATGATTGTGCGCGCGAGCCTTTAAGGTCCGTCTGGCAGCACCACCACGAAAAGGCTGTCCTTTCGCATATCGAGCTGCTTTATTTTTGATTCGTGATGTCCTTGTATAGCGCGTGTTTACATTTTTCTTATTTAAATAGTTATAGGTATTTCGCCACTCGCGAATGGGTCCTTTAGGTCTCCGTCTAGTTCCAAAGAGGAGTGATACATCTTCTCCCAAAACATTTACGTACATAAGGTTTTCAAGCCAGTCGTACATTTTATCTGATAAATGAAATCCTCCAACATATAAATTATAAATAAGCTGTTGTAAATCTCGCCCTTCTTTATAACAGGTCGACGAAAATGGATAATTTTCCGTTGAAATATGTAAAGAACCCCAGGTGAGACATGAAAATCCAAAATCAATCAGTTTTATATGTATCTGACCAATCTTCCTAACATACATGATATTATCGGTTTTTAAATCACGGTGATTGAACTGTAGAGTTTTTCCAAAAAATTCAAGCATATACGCAACCTCATTTAATACAAAAGGTACGTTAATCTCCTTCTGAGGCGGAGTATTTGTTAGAAGAAGATTCTTTACCGTATCTTCCATTAATTCAGAGATAATATATGCCATACTATCGTCGTAATCTATGGCTACACAAATAATTCTAGGAACGTGAGGGCCGCCCTCATCATTTTCACTCATTTTCATCATTAAGATTTGGATTATCACTTCCTTTAAAAACTCCTCGATACTGGTTAGTTCTAGAATTTTTAAGGCATATGCATCTGAACAGCTGTTTTTGTTACATTTATATACCTTACCGAATGAGCCAGTGCCTAGCGGAGCACCTCGTCTATATGTTTCACCATTTATTAGAATAGCATCTCCCTCGATTTTCACCTGGCTCACTATATCCGTGGTTAGAAGTGAATCAATACTTTTCATCGATGGGTCAATTATCAGCTTAATACCATAGGGATTGAGATCTAAAAAATAAGGAAATGACTCATTATCTAGTGCGAGCGGGCCTTCTAAACTATTGCCCACAGGAAAATAGTTTTCCATCTGTTTAAGGCCACTATTTTATCTATAAGGATTCCAAGGCCGCCCATCCGCCATCCGACGAACAGGGCCCCCACCCAGAACCGTCCCTGAGATATCGGGAAGAGGCTCAGGCAAGAATGGTTGGGGCGGTTCAGGAACAGGAGTCACCGCCGCCGCCTGTGGTGGTGGTGCTGAGTGCTCCGCCTCTGGCGGAGCTGTCCCAGGCCGACGCCCATCCCACTGGTCAGCCGCCTCCTCGAACTCGACCGCCACCTCCTCCGCATTCAGCAAGACAATATCCGCCGGCTCCAGCTCGCTGACATAGAACCCCATCTCGTATCCACCCAGCTCCTCAAGCCGCAACAGCACCGTATCACCCTTCTTCAGAACGCCGAGGCGACTCAGCGACTCCGTAAGCATTTCCTTCGCGTCCGTGCTGTAAAACGCCGAATCCAGTGGCTTCAGCACGATGCGGCTAGCCTCTGGGAACGCATCCTGACTGAAGAACTCCACTTCGACCACCTCTCCAAGAGGTGCACCCTCGGGCAACATCCAGAGGGGGACGAAGATTGGATCCTCCATATGCTGTGGAGCATAACGCCGAGCGACATGCTCCACAGCACAAATACGCGTTACACCCTCTCCAAATGTAATTACAGCGAAGAGGCGCCGAATGTCAGCCGACTCCATCAGACGGCGCTCCCAGTCATCCTGGTCAATGTAGCAGACAGAGTTAGACACGGCCGCACCGGTATCAAGATAGGCCGTGGATGCGAGAGTGTAATGCATGGTAACCAACTCCGGCCCCACGACTCGTTCAATTTTACCAAAAAAAAGAGGGGTATACGTTAATGTTACAGCTTTTTGTCGTGTTTCATAAATACATTTTTGATGACTGCTACAGGAACATACCGAGCGATATACTCTATAAGTATTTCACCTTCATCGCAGTAAATGAGAAGATACCGAAAGCCTATACGCAGAACAAATACAAGGTGATAAACGAGTGGGAACTGCCTCATTATGACCCCACATTCCAGCAACGAGGATATAACGAGAATTCGGCAATCTATCACGTCTACTCCAATAATCTACACAAACCCTATAAATACGTAGGGTTTTTTCAATATGACATGGTTTTCAATAATAATATAGTAGACTATTTGCTCGCCAATATCACCGAGAAACCGGTGTATTTCAATCTAGGAACGCGCGACTTTAACTTCTGCAGTTATGAAACGTGGAATGGCGGCAAAGAAGAAAAGACGCTCAATTTCATACTAAATGATTATGAACAGTTCTTCAAGACCACGTTTGATAAAACCCTCGGATACCCCCTCTGGAATACATATGTGATTCCAGTTGAAAATTATGAGAGAATAATGCGATGGATCACTCAACTGTATAGCAAGTTATATCCCTGGTGTAATGAGGCGCCGAATCATACTGGCCCCGCCCATATAGGAAGTATATATGAAAGAATTATGGCATATGCTGTAGCGAACGAGAAGCTGCCTACTTTACCGATGAACATTTCTCACGAATATTTTTTCAAAAGTCATTCTTATTAGATGTGTTTAAATCGGAAACCACCACCCTTCAGTGAAGTGATAGATAATCTAGAGCTCAGCGCAACCCAGAAAAACATTCTGAAAGAGCGCTATGTCATCTTAGTTGAGCAAATGTGTTACCGCGCCTATCGAATCTCCGTCATTTATCATGTGAGCCATGCGGTTGTAACTGTCGGCTCGCTCGTCGTCCCTGCGCTTTTATCCATCCAATATATGACGACCGAAAACCAGGTCTACTGGGTCACATGGGTCGTGTCTCTCCTCGTAACAACCTGTAACGGTCTTCTCACACTTTTCAAAATAGATAAGAAATACATGTTCTTACATACAAACAAGGAACATATTGTAAGTGAAGGCTGGCAATATGCTGGACTATCTGGCCGCTACAGTGGCTTCTATACACCTGGCCAGGTGCCGACTCACGCCAACCAATATATTTTCTTTTCCCACATGATTGAAAAAATCCGGATGCGGGAAGTGGAAGATGAATATCACCGTCTTCAGGATGCTGGAGCTGGAGTAGAAAATGCCCCTCCTCAAACAACCGCGAAACCTAATTCCATCATTCCCATAACGCCGCTCAACCCTCTCCAGACGGGACCCAAATTAAATACAATCATGGAGGAGGCTGGAGAATCACCTACCCCCCTGGTAGATGGGAGTGCAGGAACGCCTAGGCAGGTGTCAGTGCCTATCCGAATGTAAAAATCATTCTCAACCAAAAAGCGCATTCTGCGAGAACCATAAAAACAAGTGTCCGCGCATCTCGCCTCTTTCAGGGTGCGAGCCCAACTATGATTCTAAATTATGGAATGGGCGACGGGAACATGTAGATACACACAACTGCTTCATGTATGCTCTTAACATACTGGATCCGAAGCAAATCTACAGATGTCTCACGTCAAAGAATTGTAACCTCCCGTTTCATCAGCCCGGTCTCATCGCGGGCTTCTTAGGATTTGACGCGAAAAGACCGAAGACGTGCCCTGAAATGATTGCGCGCATTCTTGGCGACAACCCCTCGATAAAGCAGTCAGAATTTGATGAACGATGCCCCAACGGAACGTCCAAGATAGCACTTATCGTCGACGAAGATCAAGACTACCACTTTCTTCGTCAGGACTCCGACGGATGGTGGTCACAGAAGGGCGGCGCGAAGCCGGTGACGAAGCTTGATGCAAGCGGCCACCCAATTTGGGACCCTGAACTCGCAGATAATAATTGGACAAACGAACATGGTGTGCTCAATTATGACATTTTCTGCGGTCATTTATGTGTTCCTCGCAATGTGACGCAACACAAGAACGGAAATATTGCGAATGAGGAGCTGAAGCTGCGTGTTACGACTGGAGGCAGACGTAAAACTAAGAAGAGGCGCGTTGCGTCTCGCGCCCAGCGATCCAAGAAGTCCCGTGTACCTCAAACCACGCGTTGTCGGGATCGTAGAGCTTGAGGGCCTCAACACAATCCAAACGTTTACGAGGATTTGCTTGTAGCATTCCGCGCAAAATAGATTTAATCGTCGCACCGTGTCTGACCCACATCGGTGATTCCACAAATTCCTTCTTGTATAAAAGCGGCGAAAGAGCCTCTAAGAGGCAGCCGCCAATGCCCCAGCTGTCAAATGTAGGCCAGTAGACCTTCCACATCGAGAGCCAGTCGCCCGCTTGGGCAGCACGACTGGAGGCCCAGAACTCCCGAAGCTCCGCCGCCTGCTGGACTCTTTTTATACCGAGCACCCTCTCAGCTGATGCAAATACACCCTTTCGGTTAATAACATACTCTACATTGTCAACGCTCTGGTCGGGTGCCTGGGAAAGCGTAACTTCGGGCGGCTCAGTGATGGAGATTGGATCATACACCTTTCGGCGGAGTTCAAGCACGGCAGGCGTGATTGATTTGGAAGAGAAACTTTGGCCGAAATCAATAAGTGCCGTTTGTCCTCTGTCATTTATCACCACGTTGTTAATGGAGATATCAAAGTGGACATAGGAGGCACTTATGAGATAGGCGCCGGCTTCCAACAGCTGGAGCATCATATCAAAAAAGCGGGTGCGACCGTGGAGAAGGTCATAATCAACAATGCGGCTGAAGAGCGTCTTTCCAGCGTAGGGCATCGTAAACTGCACAACCTTCTCCAGGTCAGAATCTTGCTTTATCATCTTACACTTTGCAAGCTCCTTCTCGCGCTGCTTCACATCAGGAATACAAGATGAATTGGGGTCGGGCAAAACAAAATAGGGAAGGCCAAGGGGGCCGAGAACCCTTCCCGCCGTCGCTTCAATGACGAAATCAACCGGCTCTGTTATTATTCCCAGACTTGTTTTGTTAGTCTTCTTATCATCTTTACAGAGGAGAGGCGGTGTAAATATACAGCCATATGTGCCTGACCCCAGCAGAGAACCACCTCTCAGCATTACTCTAAACAGAGCTCATTTTTGCTGAGTTTGAACGATACGTTTCTAGTCCGCGTCTCTGGGGCGTATAGGTAACCGTGCCCCCAACATTAGTAACACCATACACGGCAGTTCTATCATCAATGCGTGCGCGTGTTGTGCCGAGTCTGCGCATCCTCTTCTCTTGTAAAAGTCTGCGCTGATAGACTCTATAGACGCCGAAGCCGACCACACAGAGTAGACAGAGCCCTCCGACGCTGGCCCCAACGATGGTTCCGAGTAAGTTGACAGATGCATCAGAGGCAGCCTTACTGATTGCAGCAAGATCGGGCGGCGTTGACGGTGTCGGAGAGGGTGATGATGTGATTGACACAGTTTCCGACGGTGTCGGAGAGGGTGTGGTAGAGGCCGTCGGAGTCGATGACGGACTTACGAGCGACGTCGGCGAGGGCGTGGGTGTTCGTGAGGGTGTAATAGATGCGGATGCGCCGAATGACAGGGAGGGTGTAGGTGTCGCAGACGGAGTCGTCGTTGGCGTTGATGTCTGGGAGGGCGCGACGGCCACGCTGAATGAGCTGGAGGATAGCGTATAGGGTGCGACGCCGGCACCTGGACTCTGAACCGAAATCTGCGCCGAATAGGTGCCAAACCCACTCCCCGCGCCGCGAGGAAAGGTGTAATTTACCGTCATATTTCCCTGCGCCACGAGCCCCGTCACGGCAGTTCCGACAGTTGTGCCACCACCACCACCATTACTCCTCACCGTGACGGATGCAGTACCAACACCTGCCTCTCCTAAACCGCGCCACTGGATCGTCACGTTTCGCCCGTCCGCCACGATGCTGCCACCGGCCGCGACTATATTCGCACCATCATACACGCTCACATACGATATCTTGCTCTGGATCACCGTGATGAGAGAGACGTTTGCCGCAACGGCGGGACTTGTTGTGCTACTTAGAACGAGCGGCACGTTTGTAACAACGGATGTCCCGCCATCGCTGATACGCACAGAATAACTACCGGCCGTTACATTCACACCCTGTCCCGTGGTTAGAGTGCGCGCGGCATAGGCAATCTTGAGCCACTCGCTCTTCGTAATATTCTGGGATGTCCAATTGACCACCATCGTCTGTCCCGTATAGAATGTATATCCAGCCTGGTCCCACTCAAGATAGGTGGGTGGAACTATGTTTACAGACGGGAAACCAGCCTGTGAGCAGGAGTCTACGTACCCGAATCCTGTATGAAAGTTGCCACATGGCCCTGAAGTGAGACACCATTTGCTTGTTTGGTTTGTCCAGTCAGGCCTGAAAGCACAGCCAAGAGATGTTGTGCCATTTGGCACGGTCGCGCAGCTACACCCGCTGTCTGTTATAATGGTTGATGATACACCGAGTATCAATGCGAAGAGCCCGATTAGAAACATTTCTTACCAGGGGATGAGAACAGAAATGATTCAAATTTTCACGAGATTACATGCCGTTCAGATTCGTTTTCTTAAAAACGAATCTTTATGGTAGATGTCCGGAAGTATATGGATAGGGTTAATACTATTATGTAGCATACTCCTCCTAGAACTTCTCGCCCCACACAGACTCTCAGAAGGATTTCAGGCCGTCGTCCCTTATTATTCCAAGCCCTCTTATTTCTCACAGTTCGTATCAAAAAATACGGTGGCGAACCCCATGAAAGAAGAGGCTGGATATATCATGGACGCCCGCTATTTTCACGATTACACGGATGTGCAGCGCCTCGGTGTAAACCAGGATTACTGCCGCGTGATTGTGCCGAAGGCGGGGGGGACGCTTGGCAGTGATGGAAAGCGGGTCATTGCAGCTGAAGCAGCCGCCGCGACCACTAGCGGTAAAGACCAGCGAACTCTAAGCGCTGATGTCAAGAAGTCAAGTGGGCCCGACGTAGATGAGTCCTTATCCTTTCTTGCATGCGCCCTCGGAGGGACTGACGGAAAGAGCACTGCCATCTATAAGTCAAATACGGTGGCCCAGGGATTCAAGTTGGGACGTGACGATTATATGCGCGATATTATGAAAGACGGTCGCTCCGCCTATTGTCGTATTATCAAGGCGCGAGATGGCTCCTACCAGCCGATGTGTCGCAAAGCGCTGGACACCGGCTTTGACGAGCGGGATGTTGCCGACCCTCTTCCACCCGACGACATCAAGATACTCCTCAATTTCTATGATGGCTGCACACTATGGTTGCGACTCCGAGATGATATGAAGGATTACATGGGCGCCGTCCAGATCTACACGGGCGGAAGCGTGGCGATTGATGAGACGCCGCGACCCTCTCCGACATATGGACTCAGCTTTGACGGAGTCAACCAATTCCTGCGCATCGGCGACACGCCTGATCTCACTCTCGGAGCCGTTGTCAAGCTGCGCACCACACGCGCTTTCAGTGTCTGGGTCTACTTTGACGAATTCACAAACAACGCGCACATTTTTGATTTCGGAGATGGGGCTGGAAAGAATAATACATTCCTGGGCATTCTTGGAAAGGGTGACCCGCAAGTGGGTGGCGGCGCCGAGATTCGCCCCCTTCTCTGCGGTACAGGCTCGACGCTACCTGAAGGGAAGACAGGTCAACAGAGAGTGCAGGAAGTCTCGCCGCAGGAATTTATGAAGACGACGGCTGCGAATGTGGACGAGTATATTGACATAGACCAACAGGTGGAGGCGCGCATCTTAGAGCCGAGCACTGTGCGGATGCCCGCCCCCACAGGTCCCTCAAACAGGGCCACTCTGCATTACGAGGTCTGGGATAGTCAGCAGCGAAAGATGAATATCAAGGTGAACTCCGTTATCCCTCTCAAGCAGTGGGTTCATATTGCTATCTCCGCTATCACAGAAGATGCGACCCGCCCCGACATCGGCGTCTTTGTGAACGGAGAGATGGTCTTTGCCCAGCCGAGCGGATTCCTGCCGCAGGCGATCAGCACAACGAACAACTATCTCGGAAAGTCCAACTGGACGGATAAGAGCACCAGCTATGAGCTGCGGGACGAGCTCTTCAGCGGCAAGATATTTGACTTCCGCATGTATAAAACGAGGATGTCAGATACGAAAATCCGCCAGACGATTCGGTGGGGCCAGGAGCTGCTGGGTATTCTGCCGACCGACCTCTCTGTAATCACGCCCGAGCGGAAGGCGGAGGAGGTAACGGCCGCGCGCATCGCCAAAATCCCGAAAGGCTGGGTGGAAGAAATGGAGCCGAGGACGGGCGCATTTTATTATATTAATGAGACGACGGGTGTAAAGGTGTTGAGCTTAGAGGAGGCGATTGCGAAGACTCCTACCGTCGTGACTTAATTTTAAGGAAGCTATAGCTTTCTTAAAATTAATGTCCTACGACAGATTAACCGATGAATCTTAAAATTAAGGAAGCTCAAGGAGCTTCCTTAATTTTAAGTTCATATGGTAGAACGGTTTAAACATTAAGTCACGGCGGTACGTACATTCCCAGACGTAAGCGACATCAAACCAGGCCGCTGTCTAATAACTGGAATCGACGGCGCATAGGCGATAAGCCCCTTCTCCTTAATGGCGAAACTGTAGAGCCAGTCTGCAGGAAGCGCATATCCATCTTTCAAGCTCTGTGTATAGACCTCGAAAATGGCCGTCGCCGCCTTGCGTCCTACAATGACTGCATGGGTTCCCCAGAAACGCTCAATCTTTTGAATCCCTGGATTTGCTGTCGCCTCGCCCTCGACAATCTCGTTTACTCCCAGAAAGATAAGGTCGGCCGCGGGTAACAGCCCCACCTCCACGAGATAGGGCTTCACTGCGCCAACAACCTCCGCATCATCTTCAAAAATACAACAGTGTTCGTAGCCTCCACGGAGCACAGCCTCTAAGATATCAATATGACTGGCGGTACATCCAATGTTTCCTGGGCTGGTCGGATTCGGGCCACGAGGATGTTTGGTTGGGAATCCCTGCTCGATAAGATAGTCACCCGAAATTGCTTCAAATCGCTGGATCTGCCGTCCTAGAGCTGTCTCCAAATAAAAAATAGACGGTGCTCTTTCTTTGTCTTGTTCTCTATGGATAACGAGGCATGGGATTTTCTCCAAATCCATTCTTCTTTTTATGTGTGTTTTGTTTTTAGACCTATTCTACAACAACCGCATCATCGTCGGCGTAATCGCCGGCCTCAAAGCGATTCACTTGAGGGCGCAGAGCCTCCTCGGCCGTAGCACGAATTCTTGCGTGAACAACGGCGAGCCGCGCTGTCTCTGCGTCAATAAGCTGTTGCCGCTGCCCCACAGTAATGTTCAATGCAGTTTCGCGAACAGGAACAGGTGCAGGTGCAGGTGCAGGTGCAGGAGCAGCAGCAATAGGCAATCCCTCCTTGCGCGGCCCCACATAATTCCAGCTACTATCAACCTGTGGAATCGCGCAGCCCATCCGCTTCCCCAGCTCCACCAGACTCTTGTTCGTGTAGAGCCGCAGATCCTCAACCTGCCGCCCCGTGATCCCATTCCACATCTTTGCAATCAGCGCCATTCTCAGCTCACCTGTCACCCCAGCGTGGTTCGTCAGGGTCCGAAGCATCTCCGCACCCACATGCGCAAACGTCGTGAGAATCTGCCCAATCTCCCTCTTCCGCTCAAACTTCGTCTCCCTCTGCTCCAGCTGCTTCTGCCAATCCGCCTCCTCCATCTCGTTCATTAGATACTTGATGTTAATATCCTTGTTAACATTCGCAGGGAGGCGTGCAGGATACTCGGGCAGCCGCATATCTGCCATGTCGCTCAGACAGCGGTGGACAGCCAGGATGCGGTTCTTCTGCTCAATCCCGAGCAAGGCTGCGGGAATACTCAGAATCTCGCGGCTGAAGAGCCAGACAGCCGGCAGACCGCCACAAGGAATGTCGCCCGCCTCGCGCGGCATCTCGCCACCGTTCCTGTGGCGGAGATACTCGTAGTAGTGCGGATTGTGGATGTTCCCGGTGACGATGTGACCCGTATTCCAGTCCCATGCAGTATGACACGTCTCCTGCGTACAGAACATTTGACTGCACCCGTCGATCTTGTAGATGCGCACGCCGCACTTGGGACACGGCTTCGTCTCGCGACGGATCATCGCGGTAGATGCCTTCGCCTCCTCGGCACACGTGTGCTCAGCATCTCGGTTATCACCCTTCACCGTCAGACACTCGTTACAAGTATACTTGGAGCAGACACCACACTTGTAGGCTGTGGAGAGATAACCGCGGCACCCCTCGCCAGGACAGCGCTGGATGAACTCGCGAACCTCTGCCACCCGAGTGTCATCTGCCGCGCGACCCTCCAGAATATTGTGCCACTGGGTAGTCTGGCGATTCAGTGTCTCCTGGTCAAAGCGAATACGCATGAGGCGCCCCTCATTCTGACCATACACCCTGCAGTTGGTGTCAAGCTCCTCAATCGCCTTCTTGCTCTCCTCATCATTCGTAGCAGCACGAATCTTCACGCGCAGAGCGTCGCGCTGGCGAAGAATCTCCACGCGCTTCATGTCATACTTGCGCATAGAGGCCATAACCTCGGTCAACTCGACGCCTGTGGTCCGCAGCCCCTTCGTCGCCTCTACGAAGATTTGCATGGCAGGCAGCATCGCCTTCTCGCGGTCCATCAGCGTCTTGGCGCGATGCTTTCGGAGAGGCCCGTTGCGGAAAGTCTTCGTGAGATGGAGGTCGATGAACTCACGGTTCCACCCCCTCTTACATCCCATACAGTGAGGGTCCTCGTGAGTTGTGAGCAGGTATCGCTGCACACAGCCTCGGCACGCGTTAGAAGGACAGTAGGGGCATGTTACCTTGAGACGGAGCTCCTTTGTGTAGGTTTCGAGACAGATGAGGCAGGTCATTTTTGGATAACAATATTTTATCGGCGGCGTAGTTCAATTTTTATCATATTGTTGCCAATCTAAATATGACAGTAGTTTAGATGGCTACAGCTGATAGAAAGTTTGCTGATTTATTAGGTAAAGGGGTATCTGAGATACGCACAATTATTGCTGCTTTTAATAGTCTGGCTCCTGATATTGCTGATCGTTTCTTTACTTTAGCAACTTCCATGCAGAGTGTAGATTTTATCGATAATGGCGCCCAAATAACTGTTTCCGGCTCTAAAAAAAATATTGTTGGATCTCCTATGGCAGTAACTGCGGCGGGAATTATGTATAGAAGTAAATTAACAAATGAAATTTATAAAAAAATACGTATTGATGTAGACGAAGTCGATGATTTAATAAATTTCTTTCTAGAGGCATTTGTTGCCGTGATTCTCTCTACACACCCTACAGTGGGTGAAAATATTTGTGTGCCTACGCGAGCATTTAGAAGTGTAGGCATCGCGCGTAAATCAGGTCGTGTCGCAGATTCAGGTGCCTCGGCACAGTCACTTGCCGCGCCATCGCTTTATCTTCTTATGGATGTAATACCTTACAACTACATCAGCTGGGGGAGGCGCCGCCCAGCGGGCACATCTATATTACAATGCTATCTACCGATCATTCGCCAAATTGCAACGGTCTTAGCTCTTTTAGAGAACGACTTCCGATTTTGCCACAATGATTTACATGTGGAAAACTTTTTGATTACGGAAGGGGGGGAAGTTAAACTGATTGATTTTGGCAGAAGTTCTGTCAGATTTAATGGTAATTATTATGGTAATATAAGAGATAATTTTACTCAGCCCAGTTTTGAGTTTTCATGTGATATGCTTACGTTTTTAGTTAATATGCATGCATCAATTGGAAATCCTGAATTGCGGGCCTTTATTAAGGCTCTTTTTGTTCATCCCGTGGATGGTTTAAATCTTTTAGATATGATTCAAGAACTAAGTGATTCTCAACCGCATGATTCTCAAGGGCGGCCCGTCCCGTTACATTGGTTATGTTATCCTTATGAAGTTTGGGGCTATGAAAACAGATATGGAGGATGGAGTGAGGAGCTCAAACAGCGGTTAAGAGAAACACCTAATTGTTGTAGACCCGCGAATCTAGCACAAGTTCTGGCAATGGGTCCATTCGCTGCTCCTCGTGCTCGTGCTGCTGTTCGTGTTAATGAAGAAAGACTACCACTTGTAGAGGGAAAGTCCTGTTGGCAGTGTATTAAAAATGGATTTATGAGCATGTGTTGCGGAACCCGAAGAAGGAAGGGTGGGCGCCGGCATTTTAAGAGAATAACTAGACGCAAGGTCAGGAAGTTAAGCAAGCATATCTAGAGCGCTCACCGCCTTCACATACTTAATAAGCCCCACCGAGCTTGACATGTTCATTGAACTCTTCAGTGGTAACTCATCCGCCTCATCCAAGAAGACCGGCGGCTTCGGGAAGCCATTGAACTCGCTCGCCGTCACCGTCGTATAGGCACCCATGTGCGGAAACCAGAGCCAGTCGCCAACCTCCAGCTCCTCCATATCATCCGAGCGCGCAATGACATCCAAGCTGTCACATGTGCGACCGAACAGAATGCCCGAACTCTTCTTTCCTATAGCACCCTCCTTCTGAGGAATCCGCACCCACCGAGGCTGCTGGTGGTCAAATAGGATATTCGTGAACTGCCCATAGAGACTCTCATCCAGCGTGTAGCGCCAACCAGTAGCACTCGCAGCACCAGTCGCAGGTTTCTTCCCAATCACCTGAACAAATAAGTCCTGCGCCTCCGTCGCAAAGAAGCGGCCAGGCTCCGCAATGAACCGAAGACCCGCCTTCCGCTTCATGAAGATCGCCTCGCGAATTGCCGCCGCCTGCATCCCAAACAAATCCTTGTCTGGCATGAATCCGCCACCGATATCAATAATGGTGGCCATGTGTCCCGCGCTCAGCAACTTCTTGCATTGCTCTCCAGCTAGCTCAATTGCCATCTTATGTGCGTCAGGATCCCGCGATTCCGAGCCTACGTGGAAACTGATTCCCCGCAGACCTATATTCTTCTTCTTGGCGTAGTCTGCTATGGCAGACACGGCAGACACCTCCGCCCCGAACTTCGCACCAAACGGCATCTTACTTCCCTTATCATCCACCTTGATGCGGACAAGAGCTCCACCTGTATAGGAAGCCGCATCAAGCTTGTCAACTTCTTCACATGAATCAATCACCGTAAGCGGCGAACCACGCTCCTTCGCATATGCGATGTCGCGGTCCGACTTGCACGGATTCGCATAGACGACGAGATTACCCTTCTCCATAAGGGACAGTTCGCGCTGGCTGGCGCAATCAAAGCCGAATCCATACTCCCGTAGAAGTCCGAGGAGTTTCGGGTCGGGATTACATTTAACTGCGTAGTAAGGATTTACTGCGGGGAGGTTGAAAGACCAAATGCTTTGTAGACGTTCAATACGAGCTGGAGACATGACGTAGAAAGAGCCGCGAGAAGATGGGTGCGAGCCATAGGTGGCGATAATAGAGCGTAAGTTCCGCAGTGTTACCAAGTGATTAGTTCTTAGATATAAATACTTAAGCCACCGCCACGTTTAATTTTTAGGAACCGATGACTTTGCACATTGAAGTGCTGGCAGGCATGGGTAACAGACTGCGAGCGATGATTTCGGCCATCTGCTGGGCAGAGGATCGGGGTCTCTCCCTTCATGTGATCTGGAGCGCGAATGACCCCGCCTGTATGGCAAGGTTCGAGACTCTTTTTGAGCGATCCTCTCTTCCCAGGTGGGTTACCGTAGATATGGGGCCAATGGAGGGAGAGGCGTTTACAGTTTTGAGCCCGGAAGATATGGAGAAGCACGCGGATGCGACACAGATTCGCTCGTATGGACACTTTTATCAGAAAGATCCTGTGAGATGGCTACGGTATTTCCGTGCGTTGAGACCTGTTGCGAGCCTCGTGCCGAAGCATGCATTCTTAGAGCAGACGTCGAAGTCGGTCGGTGTCCATGTTCGCAGAGGCGACCACACGAAGTCTATCAAGATGTCGCCAATCTCCGCCTTTGCGAAGGCGATGGATGCGGAGCCGCCAAACACCGTCTTCATCATCGCAACCGACTCTAAAACGGAGCGTCACGCGCTGGAGGACTGGTATACTGAGCGCACATGGTTTCCCGCGACCAGTCTCTCCCGCATGACACAGAATGGTATGGCCGACGCAGTGCGCGACTTCATAGCGTTGTCCCGCTGCAAGAAGATTCTGGGCTCCTATGCCTCGTCCTTCTCAGAGATGGCCGCGCTGTATGGGGATGTGCCGCTGGAGGTTATTATCTGTCAAGAAAAGGCTACTGGTTAATAGATGAGCTGGTATAGGGTATACGAAATAGATGTCTTACGAGTGGGACAACTATTTCTTCAGCAAAACATAGATTCTATTTACCCGAGTGCTGGCACTGTCCTCTATACGGATGGAAGTGGCGGCACGTTCTGGTCTACAGGTGGCTCAGGGGGTGGTGGCGTAGATCCAGGCCCCAGTTCAGGTCTCACACAGCTCCAGCTCATATCCACGGTGGATGGTCTTGGACAGATCTACACGAGCACTTCAGCGGCTGGCATCACAGGTGACCAACTGTATTCCACAGTGCGAAACTTGGGCACGGCTGGATACATTTCAACTGCGCAACTGCAAAGTACTGTACGCAACTTGGGAACAGCTGGGTATATTTCCAGCACCCAGCTCCAGAGCACTGTGCGAAACTTAGGGACTGCAGGATATATTTCTAGCTCGCAGCTTACCTCTACAGTCACTGGTCTATCGGGCTTAGCAAGTGGAGCAGGTGTCTCATCCCTCTTCGGAGTTGTCTCCAGCGGTCTCTCCACTATTGCCCTCTTTACAAGCAATACAAGTAACTTCTACGCACCCCTCTTGTCAAATAACTACTCTACGAATCTTCAGAGCACAGTGGATGGTCTCGGAACCATCGGCTATATCTCGTCTACACAACTCTTTTCAACAGTGATTGGGCTTTCACGATCTGCTGGTGGAGAGGGTGTTTCCTCCTTGTATGGAGTCGTATCGACAGGTCTCTCAACAGTTGCGCAATTTACCAGCAATACAAGTAACTTCTACGCACCTCTCTTGTCAAACAACTATTCAACGAACCTCCAAAGCACGGTCGCTGGCCTCGGCAGCGCGGGCTACCTCTCCTCCTTTGCGAGCGCAGGTCCAGGAGTCTCTTCTTTGTTTGGAGTCGTCTCCTCAGGTCTTTCCACTGTAGCCCTCTTCACAAGTAATACAAGCAACTATTTCTTACCCGCCCTCTCTAACAACTACTCCACGAACTTGCAGAGCACGGTCGTCGGCCTCGGCACTGCTGGTTATGTATCCACATCCCAGCTCTTCTCAACCGTGGCTGGAATTGGCACGGGTGGTATCACGTCAAATCAACTCATCTCAACAACGGCTGGTCTCGGAACCGCCGGCTACATCTCCACATCGCAGCTCTTCTCAACCGTGGCTGGAATCGGTACTGGTGGAGGTGGTGGAATCACGTCAAATCAGCTCGTCTCAACAACTGACGGCCTCGGAACCGCCGGCTATATTTCTACTTCTCAGCTCTTCTCTACCGTCGCGGGAATCGGCACGGGCGGTGGAATAACCACAAACGATCTCACAAGTACAGCCATCGGCCTTGCCACATTCGGCTACATTTCCACTTCTCAGCTAGTCTCCACAGTTGAAGGTATGATCGCCTCAGGTGGAGGCGGTGGTCTCACAACAAATCAGCTGACTTCCACTGTCACAGGCCTCGGAACCGCGGGCTATATCTCCACTCCAACCCAGGGAAATTCAGGTGGAACCTCTGGTGAACTCTTTTATATGAATTACAGTGTCGCAAATGGAAGCTATAAGGCCCTAGAGATGAATACTACTACCGCACCTCTTCAAACCGTCGTAACAAATATCAATGGAACTGTAAACAACCAACTCGTGACGGGATTCCAGACTGATTTCACACTACCAGCTTTCATTCTAGCCGGCTTCTGGACCATTAATCTCTTCTTACAAGCATCCTCAACCGGCATAACTATCTATGCGACCCTCTATTCACGCACGGCAGGCGGAATAGAGACATTGATTGCGTCTAATACGCCTGTTGTGGTTCAGACATTTATTACGGAGACACAGTTCTATCTTCCTGTGACTTACACAACTATAAGTCCAGGCACCAGTCTTGTCTTGAAGATATTCGTAAATAATACGCAAAGCTCGTCCCAGAACCTCACAACCTATTTTGAAGACACGCTCTACTCCTACGTCAATACAACTATTGGGTCGGTTATACCAGAGGACGGTCTCACATCAACTGTGAGAGGGCTTGGAACTGTTGGTTATATTTCCTCCTCTCAGCTCTACTCAACCATCAATACCTCCCTTGCTTCCACAACAAGGGGGCTCGCTACCGCCGGTTATATTTCCTCCTCTCAGCTCTACTCAACTATTAACACATCCATTACTTCCACAACGAGGGGTCTTGGCAATCTCGGTTATATCTCGGGCCCACAACTCTTCTCGACTCTCATTGGTCAACAATCCAGCTTCACAACAGCCATCGCATCTACTGCAATGGGCCTCGGCACCCTTGGTTATATCTCGGCTCCTCAGCTCTACTCAACTATTAATATCGCTCTTGCGTCCACAACGAAAGGTCTCGGCACAGCAGGTTATATCTCGGCCTCGCAGCTTTTCTCCACCGTCTTTGCCCAGCAATCTACTCTGACAACCGCCTTCGCATCGACAACGAGGGACCTCGGTACCGCAGGCTATATCTCGGCCCCCCAACTCCTCTCCACTGTTGCAGGTCTCGGCACAGCACGTTATATCTCAGCCCCCCAACTCATCTCCACCGTTACAGGTCAATCAAGATCACTTGTTTCAACGGTGGAAGGTCTTGGTACAGCATCCTATATTTCCTCGTCTCAGCTGATCTCCAGTTCCGCTGGACAGCAATTCTTGCTGATTTCAACTACAGGGGGTCTTGGCACAGCCGGCTATATTTCTGCCTCCCAGCTCTATTCCACTGTCGCAGGAATTGATGCGAACGGTATCGGCGGCGGCATCACAACTGGCCAACTCTTATCCACAACGAGGGGTCTCGGTACCACAGGCTATATCTCCAGTTACCAGCTCTTCTCGACGGTTGAGGGAATCAATATAGCCGGTATTGGTAACGCTATTACAAAGAATCAGCTCCAAAGCACAACTGCCGGCCTCGGCACTGCGAGTTATGTGTCCACATCCACACTCTATGCAATAGTTGGTACCCAGGTCAGATTCCCCACAATCAAGATACCATCGATCCTTATCCAGGACTGGTCAACACCCGTTTCCACAGTCGCTCTCTTCACAAGCAACACGAGCAATTACTACAACAATACAATCACAAATTACTCCAGTTTCATCTTCTCTACTGTCGCAGGTCTCGGCACAACCGGCTACGCCTCGACAACTCTCGTATATATTCCCAACATATCAACACAGGCCGTTCTTCCCTTTCCAATCATTGGCATCAACCCCCTCTCCACTGTCTCGGCCGCTTTCGGAACCTTCTCCACTCTGACGACGACAAACACATTCATAGGCAATTCCCTCTATTTCTATGGATTCAATGGAACATATGATCGCACAGTTCTCGCCGAGCGTCTAATTTCAACACAAACCCAGGAGTTTTTTATCTTCAAAGGCTCCAACTCAGGCGAAAACATCCGCCTCCAGGCCTCTGGCAATATCATCTTTGAAACAGCTGTCAAGCCGAGTCTCTATCTGGACGCAACAACCCAGTCAACACCGACGATGCTTATTACCCCATCAAGAAGGATCGGCGTCAATTGTAATGTGCCCTCCTACACGCTGGATATCTCAGGCTCTGCAAACATGACAGGTACTATATCTGTGGGCGGCACCGCATCGGTTGGAGGTTCTGCCTCAGTTGGAGGCAATGCCAGCATAACAGGCACAACAACAGTGTCAGGCGTTCTGACATCCCGTGTCCGCGTCTTTGCCGGCACCATCACAGCGGACCAAACGCTTCTCCCTTCGGATACATCAACCTATTTCTTCTACACGACCTTCTCACCGTCGCTGAAAATAAATGTGCCAACACCAGCCGCGGCAGGCTCAGGTTGGACAGTCACTATACAGAATGTATCCGCCAGTTTACAGGTCATCTTTGTACAAACGACCCCCGTGCAGACCCTATCAAGAGGAAACACAGTCCGCATCTTCACAGACGGTTTATCATGGTATTTTATTTAGCGGCGACGCTAAAACTTAAGAAAGGGCACCGCTCAAAAAGCGGCGTTAATTTCAGTCTCACAATTAGAAAAAGATGAGTTACTATAAACTCTTACAGGTAGATATAATCCAAACAAGTCAGCTCTACCTCGGAGGTGGCGTGAATGCGCCTTTACCCTCGAGCGGCAATGTCTTATACGCAGATGGCAGTGGTGCTACATTCTGGTCTACATCGTCCGGTGGAACTGTGACAATGGAAACGCTTCAAAGTACTATTACGAAGACTGTAACAAGCACTGTAACGAGTACAATTGACGGACTTGGAACGCTCGGATATATTTCCACCCAGCAACTCATCTCTACCGTGCAAGGCATGGGAAATATTTTCATCAGCACAGGCACACCAGGATATGGAGATGTGACCAATGCGCAACTCATCTCTACGACAATCGGTCTAGGTAACATTTATCTGAGCACCACAGAAATCGGCCAAGTGCTTAGCACCCAGCTTCTTTCTACAACGAGTGGCCTGGGCCAGCTCTATTTGAGTACGCCCTCTCTCGTGTCAACTGTAAGAGGCCTTGGTAATGTAGGATATATCTCGGGCCCAGCACTCACGTCAACCTTCCAGGGTCTCGGCCAGGTGTACCAGAGTTCGCCAGACGTCGTTCTTGCCCGCCACATTAGCACAGGAGTTAGCACGAACTTCCTCCAGGTAGGCTCTATTTTTGCAGTGACCGAGACTGTAAATTCAATTTATACTGGAACTATACTCGCCAGCACATCGCTTACAGTAACAAATGGACCGCTAACACTCAACTATACAGGTACAGTTCCTGCACTCCCCCTCTCTATAACAGGTCCGGCGTCATCCGCGGTAAATTTCCGCATGTCGGCAGGTGGAAATAACTCACTCACGCTTACAGTCGATGGCGCGCAGAATGCAATCTTAACGAGCGAAGTTCCAAACGTCTCCAAGAATCCCCTCGTGTTCAATGCATCCTATGCGCAAACAACGGCCCTTTCAAATGTCTTTACCTCAACTTCGCTGATCACGCCCAATAATACGCAAATTATTGGATCCACGATTTCCACCTCCGTCGTCTTCGGAAACCAGGCCCTCTTCTCCTCCTTCACAGGTGATGGCTCCCAGCTCTACAATCTCAACTTCATCTCTACTGCCGCCATCACGTCTACAGTTCAGGGTCTTCCTTCATACCTCGTTCTGAGCAACTATGTGAGTGGTCCTACATTAAACTCCACTGTACAGGGCCTCCCAGTCTATCTCGGCTACCTGAGTTCAGCGGGTATCGGACCTATTGCATCTACCGCCCTTATGACAACCTCTTCTATTGTTGTTGCATCACAACTCCAGACACCGACCATCTATATGTCCACCACCGTCACCAGCTCTAATCTCTGGATTGCCGCGGGCGCAGCAGCAACGCCCCTCGCCACTCTAGAGGTGAGCTATGACGGTGTGACATGGACCAATGCGACGAGTGGCGGTTTCTCCGTCCAAGCGAACGGAGTTGCGTGGAATGGTCGCGGCTGGGTCTCTCTCGGCACAGACGCGACAGCCGCCAATCGCATTCAATACAGCTTTGACGGTCGCACATGGGTCCCCGCATCTGGTGCCCAGTTCACGGGCCAAGGAAATGCCGCAGCATGGAACGGCCGCATCTGGGTCGCTGTCGGCAATGACGCAACCGCTGCGAATACCATCAAATACAGCACGGATGGTATCACGTGGATAAATAGTTCTGGAACCGGCTTCTCAACAGGCGGAAATGCGGTCGCGTGGAACGGGTCTATGTGGGTTGCTGTTGGCACAGACGCAACCGCGGGCGCCAGATATTCATATGATGGTATTACATGGCAGACGGGCACAGGTTCATTTGCGCTAACACAGAATACGGTCGCGTGGAACGGAGCCTACTGGCTCATGGGCGGCACGGTAAATACGACGGGCAACGGCATCTATTACAGTAAGTCAGGCATCACATGGACATCCACGTCAGCCCCTTTCCAGGCCTCCGTCGGCGGACTCACCTGGAACGGCACATTCTGGCTCGCATCCGCCACCGACAACACCGTCACAAACATGCGCTACAGCTACGACGGAGTTACGTGGACACCCGTAACGGGCACAACATTCTCGGCAGGTGGCAGAGCAGCTGGCTGGAGCGGACGCCGCTGGGTCCAAGGTGGCGCCGACGCAACCCAGACATCTCTCTTGAAATACAGTGACAATGGCCTCGTATGGGCCAACTCTGCCGCTAATAACTTTACCGCCATAACATCCGTCGCCTTCTCAGCGAACTTGGTTCCGTTCTACCAGCAAGAAAACTTCCGCATTCTGCCCCAGAACAACCCCATCTTTTTGAACAGCACGAATACTCTTTTCTTCAGCCCCACCGCAGCCATTCTGAATAACACTCTCTATGTTGACAATAGCACGGACCGTATTGGCATCAACTGTAATGCGCCATCTTACGATCTAGATGTGTATGGATCTGCCAATGTATCCTCGTCCGTCTACGCCTCCTCCTTTGTCGGTGACGGCTCCAGGCTTACAGGTCTCACCTATGTTTCAAGTGGCTCTCTCATATCCACTGTCGTGGGACTTGGAAACATCTATCTGTCCAGTGGAAACTTCAGCTCCGCCCTCTTCTCCTCCTTCGTGAGCACCACAACTCTTGACTCCGTCATGGCATCCACCACGACAAATCTTATTACCCGTATTCAGACCGCAGCCCCAGTCTATGCCAGCACGAACTTCTCAACTCTCGTTGCGAACACGCTCGCAATCAGCAGCATTAATGCGAGCACAATCTTCGCAAGCACAGCCGTCTTCAGCACGATGATTACTCAGCTCGCCGTCGTCAGCTCCCTTCAGTTTTACCAAGGCGACGGTTTCTTCCGTATCCAGGATCTCCAGACGTCGAACTTGAGCACAGTTGGCCTCTGGACGAGCAGTATCCTCACAAATGCTGTGATTACATCAAATATCCTTCTTGGCGCCGGCTCAAATCAGACCATTCTCCCCTTCTATGGCCGCATAGGAAACTACGCACATAGCATCCTCGCCGAGCAATCCACGGGAACCACGACCCAAGAGTTCATCATGTTCAGAGGCTCCTCCGCGGCCGACCAAATCCGTCTCCAGACGACGGGTCAGTTCGTCCTAGAGACAGGTGTGTCCGCCCGCCTGTGGCCCACGACCACGCCGCAAGCGACTCCCTCGCTTTTGATTGATATCAACAACAACATGAACCTCGGCGGAAAATTCTATTTTGATTCTATAAATAACCGCCTCGGCGTGAACTGTAACGCGCCTGGTGTGACCCTCGACGTGAACGGAATCATCCGTGGCAACGGCTCCCTCCTTTTTGGACTCCCAGCCCTCTCCACACCGCCTCTCACACTCAGCACATCCAGTATTCTCGTGAGCTCTATTATTACAAATACATCAATCGTTGACAGGGGATTCTTGAGCTCGTTGGTTGTAAGCAGCATCGTAGCAACGACTATTAGCACGAACCTCATCTTTGCGAACCAGTCCTTCACGAGCAGCATGAACACGAATGCGCTCTTCACAAGCACTCTCTCCGCCAATACCTTCTACGCAAACACAGGCTTCTTCAGCACCTTTATCACGAGCTCCTTCTCAACTGCCTTTATTAACATAGAGGCCGCCACGGTGAGCAGCATACAGTTCTATCAAGGCGACGGCTTCACCCGCATTCAGGACCTTCAGTCTTCCAATGTGAGCACAATCAAACTCTGGGCTAGCACGCTGCTCACAAACACGGTCGTCGCATCCAACCTCTATCTAGGCCAGGTGCCTGCGCAGACGCCGATCCAGTTCTATGGATTTGGTACATATGCAAATAGTGTAATTGCGGAGCAGTCTACAGGTTCGGCAACACAGGAACTACTTCTCTTTAGGGGTGCCTCAAGCGCCGACCAAATTCGCCTCCAAACAACTGGTGTTTTCCGTCTGGAAACCGGTGTTTCCAGCCGCCTCTGGCCTGTAGCGCCACAGGAAGCGGTTTCACGTCTTTTGGTAGATACACAAGGAAACTTCAACTTCAATAGCGGCGACTTATATATAGATAACGTAAATAACCGTGTCGGCATAAACTGTAACGCGCCCCTTTTTGATCTAGACATTACAGGAACTGTAAGAGCACAGAGCTCTATCTTCCAAAGCACCTTCACGAGCAGTTTAATTGCCAACTTCGCCTTTATAAGCAGTCTCACCGTCTCCAGCATCGCATTCGTGAATGCGAGCACGGTCAGAGCCCAGCTCCTCCAAACAAACACACTGGAATTCAGCACGATTAATGGAACCAACATGAATCTGAGCACAGGCTTCGTGAGCAGTCTTCTCTTTGTAAGCAGCTTGTCGGCGACGGTGGCCTATGTGAGCACTTTCTCGGCACATGCGGCCAGCACTCTCCGCCTCTCCACGGGCACCCTCTTTGCATCTGAAACATACATGAGTACACTCCGTGTAAGCACGATAATAGAGAACAATACCACAACACAGGCTCTCACAACAAGCACTATCCAGATGTTCAACGGCGACGGCTACTTCTTGATAAACGACATCCAGACATCCAATATAAGCACAATCGCGTCCTATACGAGCTCCCTCACGGCGAATAACATTGTCGCATACGCAGGCATCAGCACACAACAGCTACTTACAAGCAGTGTTGTATGTAGAACAATCACCATCAACAACAGCACACCCATTTTCACCCTCGAAGTGAACGGCAACGCACGTATTAGTTCTCTCACAGTGGACGCAGGCACTAACGTGACCTCCACAAACACGACCTTCTCTCTCGCCGTGTGGGGCGCTGGAGGCGTGGCTCGTGTGGGCGGCACCACATGGACGCAGATTTCCGACGAGAGAATCAAGGAGAATATTGTGGAGGCCGATTATGACCGGTGCTATGAGGACATCAAGGCGGTTCCTCTCCGCCGGTTCACCTATATCTCTACCCTGTTTGACCGAGTCCCTCTTGTAGACAGAAATGTCCTCGGATTCATTGCGCAAGAGGTAAGCACCATTCAGCCCAAGTCCGTGACGACATCCGAGGCTTTTGGTATTGATAACCTCTTCTGGCTGAATATAGACCAGATGAACATGGCACTCTACGGAGCGGTCAAGAAGCTCATGCAGACGAATGAAGCATTGACATCTTCGTTCATAACTCTTCAAGGACGGGTCAGCACTTTAGAAGCACGGTAACGTCGTGACTTAAAATTAATGTCCTAACGACGATGCTAAAACTTAAGAAAGGGCAAAGCCCTTTCTTAACCGTTAAGCCTATCGTCTAATAGTCGTTGGACATTAATTTTAAGAAAGCCGTGGCTTTCTTAAAATTAAGTCACGACGTTACGACTATTAGAGTGATAAAACTTTAAAATAAAGAAGCTCTTGAGCTTCTTTATTTTAAAGTTATCACGGTAGAACTTACTAAATAAAAGTCTTCCCATATCCTAGTAAAAATGTCGTATATGTCGGGCGTACCTTTAAATCCACAGAGTATTATCCCCATCGATACAAACATAAGCACGATATCTTACCTTACTTCTATAATACCACCTTATCAAAATGTCTCTTCTGGATCATATAATATTTTTATTCACTCACAGTCCGATTTAAACTTGTTATCTTATGACCGTGGCACTTTCAGCAATATCGGATATTACAATTATTCGACAGTGGCGGAAACACTCATAGGGAGCTCTAACAGTCAGTTCATGTTTCAGAACAAGAGCGATTATACCTACTTTCCTCTTGCTACACGTATAAGTCCGTTCAATACAGTCGGTTACACCATAGCATATAACGGAAGCATTTATGTTGCAGTCGGTTCAGGAATCACATCAATAGCGACGAGTGTTGACGGTATTGCGTGGGTTCCTCGTGGCCAGAGTATTATGTCAACGATATACACGGTCACATGGAACGGCTCTTTATGGCTTGTGGGCGGCTTAACAGGTTCATATACTTTAGCCACAAGTCCCGATGGTATTACATGGACACCTCTTCAAATAAATTCTGCTGGCAGTAGCACTAGCAGAGGTGCGTGGAGTTCTACGCTGGGACTTGCGCTTTTTGGACAAGTTTCGGGTGAGGGTATATATTCTACAAGCCCAAATGGAACTATATGGACGCGTCGCGGCTCCTTTATAAGCTGGTTCGGCACAATTGTATGGAATGGATATTATTTTCTAGGTATAACAGGTCAGGTCACAGCCGCCGGTTATGCTTATTATAGTTATGATGGAATTAACTGGGCAACAAGTAGCACGTATACAAATGGATACGGCGTAACAACAATCTATCCACAAAGCATTGCGTGGTCGTCAACACTTGGAATTTGGGTATGTGCTCATTATAATGGGTACGGCGCTGGTTATTCTCAGTTATCCTATTCGTATGATGGTAAAACTTGGAATACAAACGGTTATGGCAGTACTAATGTAGGCGATGCATTTTATGATGTCGTATGGAATGGAACATATTTTTTGGCGGCTGGTACTCAAACCTGCTACTACAGCACAGACGGCACTATATGGATAACAACCGGTTTTAAACCTACACCTGTAATCTACGCACTCAGTTGGAACGGCACATACTGGATTGCCGGTGGAAGCGTTTCAACAACCTCTATGTATTACAACACATCTCCTACCGCCTCTTTGGCATGGACGAACTCCACAAACATCTTCACAACCCAGTGCTACGATATCAAATATAACGGTTCCATCCTCGTCGCTGTAGGATCAGGAACGAATTCCATCGCATACAGCACAAACGGCACATCCTGGACAGGCATACCCTCTTCAACAACAAACTTTTCAACTTCGGGCCGCGGCGTCTTATGGTCTGCAGAACTCGGTCTCTGGATGGTATCTGGCACAGGATCTCATGCAATCTTAACAAGCCCCGATGGTATCAACTGGACACCGCGTTATTCAAATACTATGGCCACTCTAGTTCAAGGAAGTGCGTGGAGCCCCCTTCTAAATCAATGGGCAACTGTAGGTTCTGGCACATATGTGGTGGGAACCACGAATAACTTCACACTATGGAACACTAATAACAGTATCTTCACAGCGCAAGGCTGGTGCATCATTTGGTCGTCCGTTCACAATCTCTGGATTGCCGGCGGCCAAGGTACAAACACGCTCGCGACCAGCACCGACGGTATCGGTTGGACGGCACGCACATCACCTATCACGACCGCCGTCTATGGCCTCGGATTCAACGGCTCTATCTATGTGGCGGTCGGCACGGGCACTAACGTCTTCGCATCGAGCACAGACGGTGTGGTGTGGACGGCCCGTGGTTCTTCAGGTATCACGACGTCAGGCCGTGCGGTTGCGTGGGCTCCTTCGCTCTCCCTCTGGGTCGCCGTGGGATCAGGAACAAACTCCATCGCCACAAGCCCAGATGGCACAACCTGGTCAGGAATAACGACAACGACTATCTTCGGAACATCTGGGTATGGCGTGAACTGGAGCACCGCTCTCGCACAATTCATTGCGGCGGGCCAGGGAACGAATACGCTGGCAACAAGCAAGGACGGTGTAAACTGGCTGGGAACAACAACTATAAATGCCGTTCTTACAAACGTCTATTGTATAGTCTGGAACGGAACTCTCTGGGTTGCGGGTGGTGATGGCAGCTTCAGAATCGCTTCAAGCCCTGACGGAATTAACTGGACAGGTCGCAACACGGTTTCAGCAACAGCGGTTTATGGTGTTGCATGGAGCGGCGCCTTGTGGGTCGCTGTTGGCACAGGCACAAATGTTTTCGCATCCAGTACAGATGGCCAGACATGGACAGTGCGTGGGTCTGCAGGTATTACCACCGCAGGAAGAGGGGTTATATGGTATGGCTATAATTCTATCTGGGTTGCGGTAGGCTCAGGAACAAACTCCATCGCAACAAGCCCCGACGGATTCACATGGACTGGACGAACTACAACAACTATTTTCTCAACGAGCGGGTATTGTATTGCGTCTCTTAGAAACTTACTTGTTGCGGGCGGCGCCGGAACCAACTGTATTGCCACAAGCGCTGATGGATTTAGCTGGACGGGTCGCGCCACAACAGGTATTACTGTATATTCACTTGCGTATAGCCCCATTCTCTCAAGATGGCTTGCTGGTGCAGATCAGTATTATATTGGCTATAGCGATAATAATGCTGGAACATGGAACTTTTATCAAACTTCTTCACTGCTTTCCGCCAATTATGGACTCATCTGGAATGGAACTTATTTCGTTAGCGTAGGTGTCGTCGGCACCGGAATTGCAGCAATAAGTGCAGATGGTATAACATGGAAAAGGTCTATACCATCTAATAACGATACACTTTATTTATCTTGTATTGCAGTCAGGCCGCCCATCATGGTCGCCGCCGGCAGCGGAACCAACACTATTTGCTTGAGCAGGGACAACGGTATAACATGGACTCAGAGCACTACCGGTATCAGTGTTATGACAACAGTTGCGAATGCTGTAGCGTGGAATGGAAACATCTGGGTCGCCGTTGGCCAAGGTACAAACTCCATTGCAACAAGTCCTGATGGAGTCACATGGACGGGTCGAACGACAACAGCCATTTTCTCAACTGCTGGCTTTGACATCCTCTGGATAGATAAACTCAAGCTCTGGATAGCGGTAGGCACAGGTACGAATGCAATCGCAACAAGCCCTGATGGTGTTAACTGGACAAGCCGTGTTTTAGTAGCAACAGGATCATTCAGCACAGGCGCATATCGCATCGGATGGAATGGAAACCAGATTCTAGTATTAGGTAACGGTACAAATAACTCGCTTGCATTAAGCACGAACGGAACATCATGGACATTATTAGGACTTCCGATTACAGCATCAGCATCAGGATATGGGGGTATTGCATGGAGCGGCCAACTCTGGGCCGCAGTCTCTGATGCTGCGACAAACATCTGGACGAGCCCTGACGGAATCACGTGGACCTCTCGCGCAACTCTCACATCTGGCAACTGCCGCTCGATTGCGTGGAATGGTAGTATATTTTTTGTTCTAGGATCCTCAACGTATTGCGCAACAAGTCCTAACGGAATCACGTGGACAATGCTCAATACACAGCCACAAACAACTTTTGTAAGAGCCACCTGGAATAATTCATCTACACAGTGGGTTGTATGTGGAACTACTGCAACTGCTTCTATTTATACCACGCCCAACGGACAGACATGGACGCTGAGACAGAACTCCATGATTACAAATACGACTACGCAGAGCTTCGCATGGGCACCGTCTATTGGCACTTGGGCTCTCGTTGGAGGCACAACAAACAATATCGCAACTGCAACTGATGCAGCGGGTGCCTGGGTTTCACGTGTAACGACAGGCATGGGAACTGCCTACTGCGTGGCCTGGAACGGTTCCATCTTCGTGGCAGGGGGTGGAATATCTATCCAAATCTATACAAGTACTGACGGCGTAACTTGGACATCACGAACAACGGGCGGTGTGGCGTGGACTATTGTGTATAGCCTCGCATGGTCATCCTCTCTTAGCATTTGGGTCGGCGTTGGCCAAAACGGCGTAACGTCGGGTGTTCTCGCATCCAGCACAGACGGCATAGCGTGGACCTCCCGTTCTACGACTATATTCGGAGCGGGCGGCGCCGGCTACGCAGTAGCTGTGAATACCGCCGGCAACCTTTTCGTTGCAGGTGGAACGGTCACAACCACGTTCGCATACAGTTCTAACGGCACAACATGGAATGCGGCAACTGGTATTGGTACCAGTATTACTGTAGCAGTGCGTGGTGTTATATGGTCTAGCACCCTCTCTCTCTGGGTTGCTGTAGGTAACGGCACAAACTGTATAGCAACAAGTCCAGATGGAAATACTTGGTCAGGCCGCACAGGTACTGTTATATTCGCAACACAAGGAAGTCAGATTGCTACAAATAGTAATATTATCATTGCGACTGGTACTGGAACGAATCAATATGCATATAGTTATGATGCTATCAACTGGTTTAACGGCACCGCACCTTTCGCTTCAACAGCGCTTGGTATTGCGTGGAACTCAACAACTGGTGAATGGCTAATGGGTAGCAGCACTGCCGCTTTTCCTTATTATGTATCAAGCCCCGACGGCCTCACTTGGACTCCTCGTCAAACATTTACCACCAGTGTAAGAGGTATTGGCTACCCTCTGCAACGTGAGAAGAACTATACGATTACGAACACAAACTGGACTGGACGCACCACGCAACAAAACTTCCGTATTGTATCAGTCTAACTTAGTGAATGACGACACCCATACCAAAACTCAAAGCCTCCCCGCCGATGGTGGGAGGGCAGACCGCCGCTCTCGTCCCGACCGCCTATCAGACATCGGGCTCAGGCGCAGCCCTCCAGACGCAGACCACAAAAACCCAGAGAGAGCGCATTGTTCGCATTGAAATCAACAGTAATGACCGCGATTTTGACGCATATAAGAACCCCGCCGACTTCCAGTGGATCAGTCCCTATCCTCTCAAGAATGTCACATCCATGGTCATTGTGGGCGGCACAGTCCCAGTCCCTCTCTATACGATTGACGCACCGTTCAACTCCTTCGTCTTTGACACGGGCACTGAGCAAAAAACCATCACGTTCCCCCCTGGCCTCTACACACCTCTCCTCTTCGCCCCCGCCTTCAAGAAGCTCCTAGACGCAGCCGATGGTGTCAACACGTATTATGTGAATGTGGACCCTATCACGCAAATTCTCCTGGTCAAGTCAAGCGGCACGAACACCTTCGGCTTCCTCTTCGGAACCGGATCCAACTTTCTTAATTTGTATAACCCCGCTCTGCAAAAAAGAAATAACCCCGCCACGATGCTGGGATTTAAGGACGCCGACGTGTATTGTGATGGAACCTATACGCTGAAGTCTCCATATGCGGTGAACCTGAATCCGATACAGAGAATCTATGTGTATTTTAACTACGATGCTACGATGGATCTTCGCTCAGTTGTGCTGGGAGGTGGGCGACCTGGCCCTTCGGCGATCCTCTATTGCACCGACGCAGACACCGTCTCCTACTTCACCAAATCTCTCAATAAAGACACCTACGAAAATGTTATCTCCCCAGGTCTCATTGTCCCCCGTATCCGCAGCATCCAAGTCTCACTCCGAGATGAGTTTGGTAATATATTGAATACGAATAATCGGCCCGTCAGCATGTTGTTGGAGGTTACTGTTTTGGAATAGCGTGCGCCTTCGCCGTTTCCGCGGTACCAGCCGCTAAGGCGCTAGCAGACCACTTACGAAACGCATGCGTCCTCTCCACAAAATACGACGAGCCAAGACTCTTGCTCATCATATCTTGTAGCGCCTTACCCCGCTCATCAAGTGATGCGAGGAACTCCTTACCCTTCTCCGTAATCGGATGCGGGTCCTGTAGCTTGAATGTCTCCATTTGTCTACCTCACCTCAAGAAAGACCGGCTTCCAATTTTACCGCCACCCTTAATAAATGGCAGTAGATGCCATGCTAGACGAGCTCAAAACAAAGGGTCGCCCCCTCTCGTCTTTCCACAAAGGCGACACCATCCACGTCTCCAACAAAATGGTAAAAGGTTATACCTACACACTCCAAGAGGAGCCTGGCACGAACTTCGCCGCCGACTTCAAGCCCTACACCTCTCCAGGTGAGATTCTTGCACTCGGTGCCTTCGATGGTAAGTATCTGAATGACTGTTATCTGGAGTTTCCCGCCGAGTGGTTCATCCATGCAGCCGGCCTCGGAAAACTCCGCCCCGAAGGGGCCGATATCAGCGTGAACCTCTTTCAAATTAAGTCCCGTCTTCCCCTCTCAGAATGGCATAAGAAGGGATGGGCGCCTCCGCCTCCAGGCGTTAGACGGCATATTGCCGCGCAATACGGAAATCTATCAGACCCCGCTCTAAACCCTGATGAGCGTGGATGGTATCAGTGGTTTTGCCGATACTGGATGGGTCGTCGTATCCCAGAGCTTGATGCTATACAAATCAAGCGCTGGAAAGCATTTGTTCGCCATGCGGGCGCAATTAAGGCCAACTGCGCCGCTGGAGATCTCACCTGCCGCCCGAAGCAGCGTCAGGCCCTCTTACACTGGGCTCACAACCCCTTTATCTGATCGAGAACATAGTGAACAATCGTAAAAAGCACGCCTCCCCACAGAGAGTCGGCAACTGCAAACCGCCAGTCGTAGTTTGCAAGTGTCGCCAGGTTCGTGAAGTCGTAGACCGCGTAGACGCAGAGACCGAGCAAGAATGCCTCCAGCGACGTCTTGGGCAGAAGCGCCAGATACGCGAGCGCGAAATACACCACGACAGCCGGACCCGCCTTCAGTTCAATGTCCTTACCCTGAATCTTACGCACCATTGATGAGACGAATGTGCTGGATACTAGGAGCCACGGAACGTCTAACGCGGCTATCAGCGCTGCGATAGTCATATACTTCACAAGGCCGTTCATATCTATTCGTTGTTGTTATTATTACGAGACCACCGCTTTAGCTTCTTTGTCTTCGCACTCGGCAGCCCCTTTCGCACCCCCTTCCCAGTCTTTTTTCCAGCGAGCTTGCCGTGTGTAGCATTATTGTTATTGATGTGCAGGCCAAGAGCATGTCTCTCTCTCTTTTCTTTCTGAGTTGGCTCGTCGTCATTATTATTATTATCATAGAAGCGTCTTCCACGAAAAGAGTGGAAATCACCAGGCAGAGACCGAGGCCGCAGTCGCATCGTGGCAGCTCGGGGTTTTCCGCGACCGTGGCCCAGGTTTTGAGGAAAATTCCGCTTGAACTTCTCTAACAATGCGCCCATAGCCTTCTTATAGGACATCTTAGCCTGTTCAGATGTTGCTCTTGCCTTTGTGGTATACTTTGTTCCCATACCTGATGATCCATATCCCAGATAAGTTAAAAACTCTTCAAGCTGGGGACGAGTGTAAGGCTCGTGTAAGTATAGTTTTCCATTATCCAATAGTCCAACCGGCCTCACATCCGCCAAATCAACAAACATCTGCTTGTTTACCTCCGCATACTTGGTATAGTTAAACCATGCCAAATCAAAGACTAACTCATCATCCTCATTTTCGGCAAGATTGCGAATTAACTCGAATCTGTCTTTCATAATTTCTAACGCATCTCCTTCAAGAATATAAGGCTCATCCGCGTTCATCTATATCTCATGCGTAAATAAATCACAAACAAACACACACGAAAGCGTAGATGAGCGATACAGTAAGATTAGAAGGATTCGCCGCGCCGCTCAAAGGACAACGGCTGTGGATCTGTGGTCCCGCCGAAACGCTCGGTCAGCAAGTCCAGAGTCGTCTGACTGTCTTAGAAGAGGAACTCGTGAATAGAGGGCGCAAAGTCCTCGTCATTCAGAACGCAAAGGATATTCCGATGATGTGGTCAGCAAAGATACAGTGGGACGCAACCTTCCGTGTCAAGGAGACACAAGACCTGCGTCTTGCCCTCACGTATATACAAAATGCAGTGAAGCCAGTGCGCGTCGTATGGGTGGGTGAGGAGCCGCCCGCCGCAGTCTTGGCCGCGGTGAATTCGCACGAGATCACATTCATCGGAGCCGGCACCATGAGCCCGAAACTCCAGTGGACCGCCATTTTCTGGCACACGACGGCAGAGCAAGTAAAAATAGAAGAGACGCTGACGCCCCGCCTAGGTGCCCAGGCGCTTCATGCGCTGAATCTCCACTCCGTGCTTCGTGAGCTGAAGGCGTCGCAGGTCGGTCTTGTCTGGTCCTCCATCGGAGAGTCAGATAAGACGGGGTCTGTATATTGGTATGATTCAGAAGAGGCGGCGCCGACTACCGCAATGACGACCGCTGATATGAGCGCTTTGCTACACGAGATTGGAGACTGGATGACGCATGCGCGGTATTAGACAAGCTCTTTACTTGCGAAAGAGCTTGAACGTGCCCTTCTTGGCGACATAGCCCAGCTTGCGTAAGCGCTTGATCGCCTTGAGGCCCGCCGCGTGCTTCTTCTTGCTCACGACGCGACCGTTCTTCGTCTTCATCAGGTCCTTCTTCGTCAGGCCGCCGGACGTGTGCTTGGCAGTGCCGTGGTAGACCTGCGCATGGCTGCCTACCGTCATCATACCTCCATTCTGGCGGGTGTTGCGGCGAGTAACGTTATTCGTCATTTATAACTATAGCCTAGATTTTATTACGCGGCCGTCCAGGCACAAGCCTTCCCCCTCTTCTCGCTCACATACAGCGCCTTATCATTTCCCTTCAGCACGGCCCCGCAAAGTGGCCCAGCGCCAAACGGCGGCGATTCACGTTTTTTGTATTTCTTCTGCGTCGTGGCCTTCACTAACGACACCAAGCTGGCCTCGGAGATGGAAGGCATCGCCCGCTCCTTCGCCAGCTTCACATACCGTTTTAACCTAGATGCCGTGTGCCATAAAATAAGACGAACACGATAGATTTCCTCTTCAACAGTAAAATCTCCGTAGTTTTCAACTGTTGGTAGATACTCGGGGTTTTCAGACATGAAAACCAGAACTACCGCGGCAGGAATCTTAGTCTTTTTTCTTGTGATGTTCTTGACCATCCTATCCTATTGTCACATAGAAAGCCTGGGAACACCACCACGCCCAATCTCCTCTATGAGTGCCGCCATCTGCTTCGGATCGTAGACTCCAGCGAAGTGGACAAGAAAATCGCCAGGCTGCCACAACGGCTCCCCAGGAACACCACGCAGATACGCGTTGAAGCGCTTGTGGTGCGTCGTAATCTCCGTGTGAGCCAAGTCGTCGGGAACCGTCTCGAGCAACTTAATCATGGCAGCATTCTCCCACCAGATGTGATACGTGAGGTCCGTCTGCTCACCAACCCGCCGCCAGTAGTCCCGCATCCACGCCGTATTGCGCATGAGCACGTTTCCGCTGTTAATATGTGCGCACGCGTCAATACAGAGGAGCATATCCTTTCCTGGAGGGAGCAAAGCACCCATCTGGTCCTCGACACGGAGGGAAGGATTTGTAATCAGAACGTCAGCATCGGAAAGCCAGACGAGGGCGCCCTCGGGCAGCTTGGAAAAAACATCTAGAAGGAACGGAATCTTCGTCCACGGAATCGGCTTGTTACGGTCCCAGAACTCCTCACCCCCCTCTATATACTTGTAGCCATGCCTGGCAGCATATGCCCGCTTTGACTCTAGAGCGGCGCTCAGACCCTTCTTGAAATCTGCTCCAATCACCATAGTCACGATTGTGATGGACATCTCTATGAGTTTTGTTATTTCAGTTTAAGCCATGAAGGCCTGATATAAAATTTTAAGTCACGACGTTAAATAGATAGAATGTCAACATTCACACGGAAAGCATTTTCACCACTTCCAAATAGATTTAATCAGTATATTAATAATCTAAAAAAACAGTTTACGAGACGCAAGCAAATGAATAATGCCATAAATAGAAATATAAATATCAGTGTTAATGATAAACGTATTATAAGAGGGCGCTTAAATAATACCTTACCTAAGGCAAGAACTTTACAGTTTTCAAATACAGTTACGGCAAATAATGGATCAACACGCAAGTTACGAAACAACAAGAATACACGTGGGCAGGGACATGCATTTACTGAAGTGAAGAAGCCTTCTATGTTCAACTTCAGTTTCCTAAATCCGTTCGCCAAACAAAAGAAAGCGGAGGCTGCCGCATATCAAAATGACTTAGTAGAATCAAGAAAATCTGTTCCAAAGAGCAATACATATGGGAAATTATTTACAATTGAAAATAGAAAGGAAAAAAGAAAATGGGCGACAAATGAGCAAGCTCAGGCAGAAAGAAAAAAGGTAAATTTTGGCCCTAGAGAGGCAAAGATAATGGCTAATCTCGTGGCAAAATATAATAGTCAAGATGACATGCTTGAGGCGATCAAAGGCCTGAATGTAAGCGATGATATGAAGTTTAAATTCCGCATGAATATTTATCAATTATACAATAATCTAAAGGCGAATGTAAAAGTTAATAATGGAACTACTACCATATGAACTGAAAATTAAAGAAGCTCAAGGAGCTTCTTTAATTTTAAGATTCATCGGTTAATCTGTCGTAGGACATAAAAATTAAGGAAATTGTAACTTCCTTAATTTTTAGTCACGACGGTATGTAAAACCCTATTTTTAAGTCTCAGCGGTAAGGGGATTCTTGGATCGTTCAAGCAACACCACTCGGGTCGTCACCCTGCACAGGTGCAACCACAGCAGCACCCTCGGGTCGCGGCAAGATATATCGCACCATCTCTCCCTGATACATCATCATCCCCACCAGGGGAACCTCTGGAACAATCTCCTGCCCCTCAAGATACTGGACTTCCTGATATTCCTTATAGAAGATGCCGTCCACGAGGCAGAAGAGGACCTGGTCAACAAGCTCCTGGAAACCTTCTGGAAAGTAGCTGGCAACCTCGGGCCGCTTGAGGCTGGCGATAGTCACACCCTTTGTAACCTCGTCAGTCAGCTTAACAGGAATGAACCACTCTCCATTCTCTACGCAAATTTGCGTATGACATGTGGGGAAGCCACGATTTACTTTCCAGCCAGGCTGTAACTCGCCGCTGGTTCGTAGAACAGGAAATTCCTTCTCCAACATTTTTAAGAACAGTCCAAGAATAGGATGCTCATCAGCATACTCAAACGTGACAATCTTGTTCTTATGCATGTATGCCTTACAGTCGCGTGTGGCAGCATCCTTGTGATTCTTACAGTGCTTCAGACCAAACATCCACTCAATATACATGTATTTAACATCAGTGCTTCCACAGTAAAAGCAAGCCACTGCTGTCATACGCAGATTCCGCGGCTCTAGACAAGTATGGCATGGATTTTCCATTTTACTCATCTATAAAGGGGAGCCGCACTTCAATTTTTAAGTTCATATACTAGATGGCCACATACCAGCCCCTCATAACCGGTGTAACTATTGTGTTAGAATGCTACCGCGTATTCAGCGGCACACTTCTCGTCGTCTTTGTATCAGGAGTCTGCCACGGACAACGTTGCTTGCCCTATGAAAACTTTAATAACGGCGACACGGTCTATCGCGTAGGATTCGTTTTCAATTTCATCACACTTCTCTGCTTTATCAATCTATACAGAGTTGAACTGATGCGCGAGCACAAATTCAATCACTATCTTCGTATAGATCCTCATGCGCCAACCGACTCTGAGACAGTTGGTAAAGAATTGGTTAAACTGGGCGAGCAGAGACAACAGAATATTATCAAGATCAACCGAGAGTATCAGAATGTAGGCGCCGTAACAATCGTAGCCGTTGTTCTCAATACCGCCATTAGTATCTATGTGATTGTGAATGGATATCTCGACGACAAGGCGCCGACAATTCTTGCGACAAATACGGTCTTGCTCGCTTCTAAGCTCTTTGATGTCTTCATGGGGTTCAACGCTGATAAGAATGTGCTTACGTCTTCGTATAGACGGCAGAAGGTTCAGTTCAATATGGTGAATCCCGATAAGATTGTGGACAATCGTAAAATCGTGACCGAAGGTCCTACGATGGACAATCGTAAAATTGAAGTGGCGCCCGCCCCCTAGCTAATCACAATGCCTTTCACATATGAACGCGACGAGGCTGGTCTCTATGTCTGCCCCCACTGTGGTGAGAAGAAGCGCCTTCCCTCCACCATGAATATGCATCGTCGGAAGTGTGAGGGTGATCTACCCCATGAATGTCCAGCCGAAGGTTGCGACTATAAGTGTCTTTCTAAGCAGCGTCTTGAGCTTCATGTCGCTGCTAAGCATCCGAACGCCAAGGTTGAGCGCGTTGTCCCTCTTCTGAAATGTCCAGTGGATGGCTGCACATTTCAGACGCTGGCAAATGGAAACCGTCTCATCCACTTTATGAGGAAGCATTGTATTACAGAGGCCACCAATATTCTGAATGAAATGGAGACCACATTTGATTGTAAGAGGTGCAGGAAGTCGTTTCAGTCAAATACTGCCTTCCAGTATCACGCCGCCCACTGTATTACGGTTGCGGATACGGCAAAGGCAATTCTTCTGCGGCAGCTCCTGACGGTGTAAAAACCCAATTCTAAGCAAGCATGGAAACCTTCTTTTTATTGATTCTCACGTCCTTTCAACCGCTGTATATAGAGTGTAATAAGATTGTGCGCAAACAATGCGAGCAATATAAGGTCCCCGTCTTGTTTCTCTTTAATGGAAAACTTCCAGATGGATATACCCTAAAACCGGACGAGCGAAATCTGAATATAGACGAGGCAAATCCTGGGATGTTTTTAAAATTCAAGAGCGCGCTCAAAGAAATATATGATGTGTCCGAGCCAACCTATATTTTGCGATGTAACGCGACGACTTTCATTAATTTCAAGAAGCTACACTATATATTTTCAAAATTGCCAAGGGAGAATTGTATAGCCGGTCCATTAATATTTGCTACAAATTATCCCGAGTTAGATACATATTGCCAAGGGTCTTCTATTATTATCTCAAAGGACGTTGCGAAACGTTTGGCGTATGATGCAAATGAAAATGATCCGTGTATCTATAAACATGCCGATGACTTGTGTATAGATATCTTAACTAGAACATATGCGTATAAGTATGATACTTCATTATTTACAGCAAGAATGGAAGGATTGTCTGTGATTCCGAAATCATATGATTTGAATATACAGGCGCCCCACGTGTTTTTTCGAATTAAGAACGATTTTGCAAACCGATTTGAAATAGACTACGAACTCTGGAAAATACTACACCATCTCTTTGATATTATTCATTATAGAAATGATTTCATGCAATAACGACGTTAGGCTCCTAATCCTCCTGAAACACCTGCACCTGCATCAAGATATTATACATGTGGTAACCGAGGGCCGCGAATCCAGCCATCGCCAACAGCTCGTAGGCGGGGCGCGGCGTCTTCTTTCCATAGTATCCAATATACACCAAAAGCGGTGCAATGAGGAGGACGTGCATCAGATTCACCCACAGATAGGTGGAGCCGACCTTCCAGCGGTAGGCAGCCTTCACGGCGTGAACCATGAAGACGACGAGACCCACTGCAAAGAGAACCCAGTAGAGCCAGTCGGGTGTCGCAGCACGCTGGAAGGCGACATATAAGAACATGGGGACAACGATGGCGATATGCGCAACGGAGACGATGACGTGGGCGTTCATTACTACTACTTGATAAATATTTATTCTAAAAGGTAATATCGCCGAAAATATAAGAAGAATGCACATTTTGATATATTTTACAACGATCGCTTTCATAGAGTATCTTTCTCTCTCCCTTATTCTCAAAGATACCGAGTATGTAAATATTTGATAGGCTGATAAAGTGTTTAGAGAAATCTACAAGTTCTTGATAGTTTTCTGTATACATATCGTAATAGACAAATACAATCTTTGTCTCACTTTCGATTAACGCCAGCAATCTTTCTACACGACGCTTGAATCGTTCATAGTGATCCTCATTATTTATCAAATCATGATGATTAAATAGATTACCACTGCTTATTTTATGATCTTGTGGATGGAGAGAGTTAAATCCATTTACTAGGTGATGTTTCGTCAATACATCTGTATCAAGGTATTTACAATAAAACCTATGTCTTGTTGATGATTCGCAAATTCCAGGTTCATATTGTTCTCTATCCAAAAATGTCTTGAATTTATCATCAATACAGTGTTTTATAATCTCTAAACTGGAAAAGATGTAGTCGAACGGATAGGATTTATTCTTAAGATTTTGTAGTTTTAATAGATCAGATGTAGAACAATTAGGGCCTATACTGATAAACTCCATTCTATCATTACTATTAAGGAACACTCATTTCTTTCCACGTCCCTTTATCATCTTCAGCTTCAGTTTCTTTCCGTGCTTAGCAAACTCCTTGCGCATCTCAAGATAGTCATAGCTTTTATCTTCAAATGGCCTGATTGTATACTTGACTAACTGGGCAGTCGCATCCGTATTGAGGTCAAAGAGCTCAACCGGGTAATATGTCTTATCCCACATGAAATATACGTTCTTTTTACCGACCGCATACGGATACGGGACATCGTTATTTCCAACCGGCGAATAATACTTCACGATGGTGTCATCCTCGACGGGTTCAAAGGAGAATACACAGTCGCCAACATGGATATAGTGTTTATCACTAATTTGTAAAAGCAGCGAGTTTCCCTTGGCCCATCCCACCTCTTCATAGTGAGGATCCTTCATGAGATTATCGCCCACAAAGAGTCTCTCATACGAAGTCGTCAGAATCTTGGTGCCTCTCTCATACTCGTCGTCCACGAGCTTCGTCTTATAAACAACCGCGTTCTTCTCGGACTTCGTGTCATCCACAATAAAGGGCCGGCCACGATTGTCATGAATCATATATTTCGTCTTTCTCGGTGCCATCCCTATCTAAAGTGAGTGTGTAAAAGAAGTTCCGCGTGTTCTAACGCGCCCTCCATCCATCCCTGACGCAGCGAAAAGCTCTCACCGCAGACGTAGAGTCCAGGAAACGGATTGAGAACCTCCTCACTCACGTGCTCGGGTCTATAGTCACCGGGCAGCCAATAGCTGACGCCGTCCGTCCACGGATGCGCCTTGAAGAATGTGGGATCAGGTATTTCTCTCTCAGGAAACAGCTTGCGTAAATCGGTCATCACCGCGTTCTCAAGCCCTTTTAACCCCTTTGCGTCCATAATGTCCATATAATGCTGAGCGTATATATTGTCCGTATAGGACACCATCGCCACACCCTTCTCTTCGTTCATAGGCAAGAAATAGCGAATCGGCGACGTTGTCACGATGCGTGGAAGCCCCTTGAACCAGACCCCCTTCGTAGAAAATACAGCATAAATACGTAGTAGAGGCGACATAACAACGTCTTTTAGTGGGGCCCAGCGGCGGAAAGATGGTAGCTTCCCGAGGGCGCTCGCGTGCAGCGCCAGAATAATCTTCTTGGCCGAGATGTTCGTCTTGGGTCTCGTCTCCCCGTTCTTCCATGACCCAACGTAGAACTCGGCATGTCCCTTCTGCGCATCAATAAGCTCGTATTCAGTGCGAAGAACACCGCCCCTCTTCCTCACATCGCCCGCCAATGAATCCACAAGAGCGCTCAATCCCTCTTTGCACACAGAATAACCCGCGTGCGTCTTCATTTCTCCGAAAAACTCGCGCAGCGCCATATCTGCCCGCATGACAACGACCTCCGCGTGATAAGGAAAGCGATTCATCCATTTGTGTGTGGCTCCAGGCCCATATACATCATACATAACTTCTTTCAGCGTGTTTTCTGCTAAAATCTTGTGCGGCAGCATCTGAAGCGGGCCTAGAATCACATCAATGGCGGGCTCAAAGTGATTCTCCTCATAATCTGCGGAACCCGTCTCCCTGTATTGAAGACCGCCTTCTATGGGCACCGTATGTAACCCATATTCCTTTATAAGTGCGTGCATCATCGTATGCGAGTCTGAGATACGTCCTGCTCCAATCTCCCACTGAAGGCCATCTTTCTGAAATGTGACAGCCCGTCCACCCGCCTTCTTGTATTTTTCACACACCATTACGGTCTTATTGGGATTGTGTTTGAGAATCTCTCGAGCACAATAGAGGCCTGCTAGACCTGCTCCAATTATAAGTATATCACATGCCATTCTATGATGACTTCTGAAATATTTGTCCCACCCATTCGGCGACTTTTTCTCCATCGGAAATCTGGACCTGACCAAGAATCTTCATGTCACAAATCGCCATAAAGGACGGAATTCCCTTCACATTGCAGAATCCAGGCGTATAGTTGTTGCGATCCACGTCGCACTTCAGCCACTTAATCTGCGGATTCTGTGCAACAATCTCGGCGAGCTTAGGGGCGAGGCGCTTACAGGGACCACACCACGTGGCCGTAAAGTAAACGACCGTGGAGCCATATCCAGATACATCTAGCGGCTTCTTCACGGGTTCAAGAGGCGCATTCGCGGCGACCACACCATCATCCTCGGGAGCACGGCCAATAAGCCGCTCAAAGTCACTGTGCTCATCAAGATATTCCATCTTCTATTGTATACTTCTAGGAGTTTTTAGGTGCTTCTGTTTCTTATCGCTGATAGCGTAAATCCAGAAATTGCAAAGAGGAAGAGGAGGCCGATGGCAATGAAATCGCCGCCGACAGTGTGATCCGCCGATTTAGTTTCAGGAGCACCACCACCTACCATCTTTGCCAGCTGGGTTACAGATGGTATACCTTTTGGCATCCCTGGAATCGCTGGCATCCCTGGAATTGCTGGCATCCCTGGAATTGCTGGCATCCCTGGAATTGCTGGAATAGCCGTAGCAGGGCCCTTGAACGCGCTATAAGCAGTATATCCAGCTAGACCAACAGCCGCGCCACCAAACATTGTCTTTGCAGCTTTCGCAATTGTGCCAACTGGAGCCGGTTTATTTTCAAATAAGATAGCAATTCCATATAAAAGAGCCGCCGCCGACGTAAAAAGCACATTTAATAGGGACTCGCCGCCTTTTCCTAAGCCTGTCATACTCGTAGCAAGTCGTCCCGCGCCAATATTTCCTCCTTCATAAAATGGAAACTTCAGGCCTTCCGTCGCAATTTTCTCGGCATCCAAGCTCTGTAGAATGTCGTAAAAATACCAAGAACCGAATGTGATTAGATTTATAAGACCCTTCGCAAACGCCGTCTGTGTTGAGCCTACAGCATAGTGGTCCACTCCTGCCATTCCAGTCACTGGAAAGACAGCAAGAACACGATATAGCCAGACCGGAATCTTTAAATCTAAGACAGCTGCCATCCTAACGGTAAGTATGCTTTTTACACGGTAAAAAGCACTCCGCCAAATCCATTCACGATTCGTAGCACGTTATGATTCACAGCATAGACACGGATAGTTCCGTTTCCACGTACTGGCGACAGATTCGCGTCAGGTGTAATCCCAACGCTCATAGTAATATTGTCAATACGAGAGGCGTTCAGACTGCCACTCGGCTGCTGGTCCTCGGGCCGAAGAGAGAAGCTATAGAGATAGATAAACTCGTCGTTTGGAATGTTCGTGTGATACTGGAATGGCTGGACAAGACGGAAATATCCAGCATCGCGAGCATCAAACCGCTCCTGGCCATCCAGCTGAATGGATGCCGTAGATAGAAGATCCAGGCGAACACCTGTTTCGTGTGTGGCCAAGCTGCTGAAGTTGAACCACTCGTGATACTGCGCCATGATATCGCGCTGGAGAACCCAGATGAACTCCTTGCACGGGTGATTGAACTCCAGCGGAACAATCGCCGTCGTGTTTCCAGAGGGTATAGACAGCTTCGGCGTATACTGAATCTGCTCAATGAGATATTCGTGTGTGCTGCTTACGAAGCGTCGACGCTCCTCCACATCAAGAAACACGTAATCGCCCCACAGGCGCATATCCGTAATCTTCGCAACCTTCACCTGTGTTGTCGTGCAGTTCGCAACCAGCTCATTGCTGTAGAAGAGCTGCTGAAGGGGGCGGAGCTTCACATTAATACGAATAGGATGGTATTGAAGAGCAATGAGCGGTAGATACACGCCAGGATTGCGATTGAACCAGAAGCGGAGAGGGATATATAGTTTCACAGCGCCAAAGTCAGGCGTTGTATAGGCGGCAACCTTGCCCACCATGTCGTAAAAACCGTTCTTCTGATTCATTGTTGTAGTGAGAGACGACCATATCTCCATCCATTCTCCAGTCTGTTTATCAATCTCCTGTTCACCAATCTCCACACTGATTTCCTCAATAAGGGCGTGACCAATACTGTTACAGTAGGATGCAAGTGTCCCATCCGTATGGTAGAGTTGCGGCAGCGTCACCTCTAAGATGACCGGTCCCAGCAAATCGCCGCGACGGGGGACGAGGCAGCTCAGCCTCTTGCCAAAATCAGGGTCGCCGTCAAAATACATGGATTGCGACTCAATTGAAAAGTTAGTATACCGTCTATACACCATCTTAAACCAGGTGATTTGGGGATTACCCGTGATGAATACATCCTGTTTTCCCTGTGCTACAAGTTGTAGAAGACCACCACCACCTGTCATACTACCATGAACTATCAATTTAGAAGTTTAGACCCCCGGGTTCTACCTAAGTAAGCGCAAAAAGCTCCCTTCTTTTTGAGTTCAACATGTAGGATGGACCCCTTTACACAAGCTGGTAGATCGGATGTAGTTATTCTTCAGAGTTTCTACGCCATTGATTCAAATACAAATCTTCCCATCACTGCGCGCTACCTTCTTACAACAGATGGCAAAGGAGGAATCATATGGGAGGATATTTTCACAAATATGTCAGGTTACTCGTCAAATATAAACAGTGGAATTGGCTATCTACCTTCCACTATTAACAGTTTCTCCAACTCAATTACCTTCATGTCCACCATTGAAGGAACCGGATTCAGTACCCTCTCAACGAGCATAGGGTATGGCGGTATACCGGGCTCCATCACGGGCCCCCAGCTATTCAGCACAACAGCGGGTCTTGGCAAATATGGATATGTTACTATACCCAGCTCTATTAGCACACTGGATGGACTTGGAACATATGGCTATGTCAGCAGTGCCGGCCTAGCACAAACTGTTGTCAACCTCTTCACTACATATTATGATATGTCTACAATGATTACCAGCACAAATGTGGGCCTCGCCACCTTCGGATATGTGAGCACAAGCCAGCTCACCAGTAGTCTTCAGGGACTCACCTCGATTGGATATGTAAGTAATGCACAGCTCCAGAGCACAGTATCAGGTCTGGGTAAATTTAACTATATAAGCACGGCCGCTCTCACGAGCACATTCCAAGGCTCGCGCGACAGAATTTTTTTCACTTCACAGAGCTCGCTCATCGGCCTCGGCTCTCTCGGATATGTAAGTTCACAGACATTTCTCAGCGCAACACAGGCACTACTCAGAAATATCAATGTGGACAGGGCCGGAAACCTCGTCGTCTACAATGCAAATGTGACGGTCTCGTCTCTTCAGAGCATGTCCTTCTTCAGCACATTTCACAACTCATCGCTCACATTTAAGGGAACAAACGGCCCCATAACCGCATCGACAACGGGGCGCGACCTTTATTTCTCAACGGCTAACCTCCAGTTTACGAACCATTCAAACTTTATAACGACGGCGACAAAAATCACCCTTGATGTGTATCCCACTTTTCTCTTTTGTTATATGAACCTGACGAATACTACAACAATACTCCCGTTCAGCACTTTCTTGACTTATAAGGGCTCCCCCATGCTCAATACAACGAATAACTCATGGATGGTTGCATCGGGGTTTACGTCAGGAACATCAAACTCCTTCCAGACCCCTCTGAAAATGTCTATCAATGGGGCAAATATTTATGGAAACTACGACGAAGATTATGTGCTCACGCACCGCCTCGTCGACGCCCTCAGCTTTAATCTCAGCGGTGGACTGACAAATAGTAACGTAAATATTTACATGGCATCTACGAATTCTGTCTTCGTTACGATGCAAAATGGTTCAGTATAAAAATAAGACCCGTTAAAAGAATGGCGGCCTCTTCACGGTTGACCGAAGAGTATGATACGTTAACTTTATATAAGATTAACACAATACCTTCTCCTCCAGCATTTACATCACTTACATCTGACGGATTGGGGGGATCATACTGGTCTACAATATCATCGCCAATGGCCTATGTGAGCGCATTCAGAACCTTCTCATTCTATCCCGAATCTCGGTTTATAGCCGACGCGAGTTTCAATACTCTATCTTATAGAGCCGGCACTGGAATTGAGTTTATTCCAGTCGGAGACAACACATCGCAAATAAACGGAAATGTACTTGCTAGTTTGGAGGTGCCTGGTCTTAAAAGTATAAGCTCTGGGCTCAATGCAATCGCGTTTTCGACGTTCTTTTTCTCCTCACTTGGAAATACTCTATTTACAACAGATCCAGACACAAATACAGTGACATATGAAATTCGCTACCCATTTTTCAAAGTGGGCAACACAAATCTCCCGCTTAACGACAGTATTTCAACTATGACATTTGTTGGCAGCAATGCAATGCTTGTAAGTACAAATGATATACGACATGCTTGCAGTTTTATAATTGGTATAGGCATTAGTTCCTATACGAGCACTGGGTATGGTAGATTGTGGGAAAACACAAGCACTATTAATGGCTCGTTTCGTTCTAGTATAGAGAGTTCATGTGTGACATTCTCCAGGTTTTCAACTGGCCTACTGACCCTCTCCACAACAACCGGTATCGATGTGTCTACTTTTTACCGGTCCACCGTCTTTATTAACTCTAGTATTCGCACATCCATATCAAGCTTTTCAACAAGCGCCTCTGCGTTTTACGCAAATATCAATGGGTCAGTCTCCACCTTTTCAACTCTGCTCAGTGTGAGGATGGAAGCGAACACGATTGCGTCCACAAATTCCATTTTCGGCCAGTCGAACTTTATAGTGTCTAGTCAGAGCACAGTCAAAAACCTCGTCTACACTCTTAAGGACTTGTCAAACTACATGAGTTCACAAATTATGAGCTCTTATTTGATACGAATCACGACATCCAATCTTCTAAGCACAACACTAAATATACAGTCAACGATCACAGGAACCTCTTCATATATTGTAAGAAATGAAGGCGTCCAGTGTAGCACATTTTCAACTCTTATGACGAGCACCTTCGCCAATTTCCTGATAAGCACGCCGCGTTACGTCAATATATGGTCGACCCCCGTCTACACTGTCTATTCATCGGTTCAAACGGCAAAAGGAACGAATTATGATACACTCCTCTCAACCTGCGAATTGTCGCTCAGCTCGTTCGTTAAATACCTCACACCGTTATCCCGAGTTTTTATAGAATATACGCCATGCTATTCATTTAATACAGTGAATACAGCGAACACGTCAACAAATTTATATCAGGTATCAACCTTCATCACCTATGACAGATATATTGTTCCGAATGCCGCATTTACCGATTATATAAATCCGGTGAATATCTATCAGGCAACCAACCGATTTGAAATCAGCACAGGTTATTTGTTTGCGAATAATACACGTCCTTACATCTTCAAGCATCTTCATTCAAGCATTATGTATGTAGATAATACAAAAGCACGGATTCGCGAATTTAACCCTCTGGGTGGCGTAGTTCTCCCCTCGCGGTATCTCACCGATTGCGATCTGAGTCTCACTACCACGACAAGATGGACAAACTATATGTCTCCAGTTAATGCCATAACAGTATGTATTTATAAAGCAACTATATAATAATCTAAGGAAACAATGCCTTCCTTAAATTCTAGTCTCACCGGTAGATGGGCATACGTCGTAAAACACTCGATGTAGATTTATTAACTCTCCGCAAAGTTAATATCAGAGGAGATCGGAATTCAATCGTTCCATCCACGTCTGTGCTTATGAGCGATGGTATAGGAGGGACATATTGGTCTCTTGTGAGCAGTGTAGGAACATATCCGAGTTTCCAACGAATCATTGTTGACTGCAATACATACAGCGCTACGCCCTCGTCGCAGTCATTCACGATTATTAGTGGTAATGGTATCGGCTTTCTTGATGTAGGTCCCGGGTCAAATGCAACATACATCTATGCGAAGGCTTTCCAGACACTCGGTGTAAACGGGCTCTCTTCTATTAATGCTGTAACAAACGGCGTGGTCACCCCAAGTATAACCCTTTCATCTATGGGTGGACTTCAGCTCTCAACTGACACGACAAGTCAGACGATCTATTTTAACGCCGGCCTCAAATATGTAAATGCAATTCAAAATTTACCCGCCTTTTCAACCAATCTTGTTGCCGCCCCATATACACCTCTAGTCATTACACCTCGGTATTCAACACTTGCCTTTTATGGAGTTGGCGATATTAATGTATATGCTGACCCACCGTCAAACTCAATTTACGTCGGAATTAATGGATATACTGCACAAAACTATGCCGATTTATCTGGCACTGTCTATTCGCTCAGTAACACCATGATTGGATATGCGAATAACCTTTATGTGAATAAGGCTAATTTTTCAACAGGTCTTATGTCGCTTTCAACAGATGTAGGGCGCCAGCTATCATCCTATCAGATCTCATCAACCTATCTGACGCTTTCTACATATACAATGTCGAATGTATCAACCTTATCAACATTATATTCGTCACTTTCGACGTCCGTCAGCTTTAATATTTCAAGCCTCTCCAGCTATTTTTATGCAGTAAACCAGTCAACCCTCTCCACTTTCATTTATAATCAACTTGCCAGCACGGTCGCGGGATATTCGTCTTTCTATAGCACTGTAACGTATTCACAAGTCACCAGCACTCTCTCAAGTCTGAATTCTTTTGCAGTCAGTTCCTTGTCTCTCCAGAGTACAACAACAAATCTAAGTTGGCAAATAAGTTCTGTGGCCGCCTCCTCTATCGTGCTTACGCAAAATTCTCTCTCCACAATGTCAACGACTATGACGTCATCCTTTATTTCTTATTTCAATCCGAGGCTGAATATTTTGAGTTCGCTTGGATATAGCGGAATACGTGGAGACAATACTAAATTTACGTTTGACGCAAACGGTCAGCTTATTATAAGCACAGTAGAGTTCAGTTTCAAGGATCTCACAAGTAGTATACGTTCAAGTCGCGCAGATATCAGTCTAGAATACAATCCTGTCTTGCTGTTTCCGATGGCATCGGCTGCAAATATTGTGCCGCAAAACGTCTCTACCTATATTCAATATAAGGACGGAACTATATTAAACAATGTTACATTCAGTGACTATATGTCATTTAATCAATATTCTGCTGGTGTAGGTGCGGATGGATTCTTCTCCAATCTGTATTCCAAGCATATACGCATGAGCATAGATCCTGGTTTTGTCATGTCAAATGGTGTGAGTAATTATACACTCTATCATCGTCTGTCCACAACCTCTCTCTATATAAATGGGCTCAGCCAAGCATTCAATAGCACCTGCCATATTCGGACACCGGTTCAGAATTCTCTCTATTTGAATCTTTTTAATAAGGATTAGGCGTTCGCTGTGCGCCCGCAAAACCCTCACATTTCCTCCACCCTCTCTAGATGTCGGCTAGTGCTCGCAGGACGTTTGATACAGACAATATAATGCTTCGCACAGTGTATGCTAGAGGCTCAAACAATACAAATATTCAAAGCACGCTGGCGCTTACGGCAGATGGTCGCGGTGGTACACGCTGGGTTCATCCCAGTAGTTTGGGCACCTATTCGCTCAACTATATTTCGACAGATGTCTCCTTGATTCACTGGGACCTTTCTCTGAACAATGTCTTCTATCTCACCGGTGGCCAAGGCGTTGGAATTCAGAGTTCCCCCACAAACTCCCACCAGTCCATTGTCTATGCAAAAGCCTACCAGGCACTTCACGATATAAATACGGGGTCCAATATGACCCCACTCGATGCGTGGACTCCAAATACAAAATACTCCACAGTCTACTCAACAATTAATATTTCAACCACGAGCTGGATGATTTACCCGTCCGTTTGCTCACCCACTCAGACACTCTACTGGAATACAAATCCAATAAAGTTTCTGGTATCACGTGGTGTTTCTACCATAAATACCGACTATATAGTTCGGAGCCGTCCATTTTCAACCTTTTTCTCAAGCTGTATTTTAAATAATAATCCCCTCACCACTTTTGTTTCATCTATGTATTATATACCCTCTTATACATCATCAATCTATGATGAAGTCAACATAGATAACGTTAATTCAACAATTCGCTTCCTAGGTGTTCGCGATCTTCAACTCACTACACTTCTAGAGCCCCAGCGCGCGGTCTTCTTCAGCATCAGCACTTTTACAAGCGAAGGTTATCTATCATTGAGCGGTGACGCCTCGGCTCTTCGCACCCTCTCTACGACGATGCCTTATCACTATCGCAGCAGCATTCAATTGAACGCCTCCAATGCCTTTCTTAAACAGGGGTCTCTTCTTAACTATCTATCGACTCCTTACGCGGGAATATTTACAAGAACTTATACACCTCTTAATGGAGGACCTCCTATACCCACTGTTCTTGAAAATATTACAAGCACTATAGGATTTCCATATACACCACAAGGACTTCGTGGAACGAATATCATTGCTACTTCAAATAATGTTGAAGTCGTTCCTGGATCTGGAAAACTCTATACAATTAATTTAACAGAAAACGCAAACATCTATGTAGGAGATGCATATATAAGCAGCCTTACATTTAATATGTCACCATACTCCACAATCATAAATAGAAACAATAGCACGTCAATCACAGTTGACTATACTCCCAGTTTTCTGCTATCACCAAATAGCACGCTCGGAGCAACAGGAATTGCGAATAATGCTTTTTCATTCTCGACATTCATAAATTGCGGAGATGAAACTGTCCCAGGCACGGTGGTTGAAGATTTGTTTTATGGAGCGAATCAGTATCCTGTGCAGAATCCGCTGTATGGTCGTTTAAAAATAGATATACCAAAGAACTATATATCTACTCATTACACATGCACGTTTACAGTTAACCATTATTTCCCCAAAATGATAGCTGGATATTCAAACCAGAATCCAAATGTGTGGCCTGCTATCGCATATCTATATACGCGTGCGGGCCTCTCCTCGCCCCAGATAGAATCCTACACGTCAAAACAGAATGTGGCATATATCACAGTTATTGGTAACTAGGTAGTAAAGGAAAGCCCTCGCGTAAAGCCATTTCAATAGCCCACTCTTCCAGCTTTCCACCTACAACCGCAGTAGGGCGGTAAGGCCACGGACTCATATACACAGCATTTGGATGCTTGTGTATACGCATCCACGCCAGGTGTTTCTCGCCGCTACTCATATGCCATTCCTTGAAATACTGCTGCCCCTGCCGATTCTCCGCATAATTGGCGCGAATCTCCAGGATACGTCGCTCCGCATCCGTCAAAGGTCCAGGATTATCAATATCAAATTGCGCACACAAACGCGTATACCACTGCGTCAGAGGCATAGGTCTCCAAATACACATCTGAAATGTGAATAAATAGGAATCTCGCGCAGCATCTAGGACCTTCCAGCCCTCCGAATACATGACGTCATCCTTGTGCGGCCCAGGGCACGGCATCCACCGAATGCTTTGAATATTGGCATCCTGCTCCATCATCTCCATACTGTCTTCAATAGCCACGAAGTCCGGAAACCGCTCCAGGAGAAAGTCCTCTTGGACGGGAATAATGAATTCATAACCGTAGGAGAACCCGCGAAAGGTCGCCGCGCGAGATGCCAGGAAACCCGAGTCTTTTTCATCAAGGCCCATCACCTTAATGTCGTATTTCAAACGCATCGCCTCTATGATGGGATCAGTAGGCTTCTCAGTCGCAATACAGATGTCCCACTTGAGAAGAGGGGCGTATCGGCGAATGAGCCCGATATGTAGTGGAAGAAGATAGAAATACTTGGGAGTTGTGTTAATAACATAGGCCACATCTGTTCTATCCATTTATTGTAAAAATGCGTTAAACTCTTAGACCCGAGTAGATGCTTCGTCTCCTTTCATTCGCTGCCTTAGCAGGAATCGCAGCGGCACAAGGCTCATGCACGTCCTTCTCCACTCTTGTCCACGGCACGACGGGCGCACCGCAAGGTCTCGGTACACCCGATTGCTCTTATATTCAGGCAAATGCTGCAGCAATTTGCAACACCCTCGGCAGCTGGGACATTATTAACGGAGACGCGTGCCAGATGCGGGGTCCCGGTTACGGCTGCCAGTTTTCAAATGCGGTCTTCTCAACTCAGGAGACTTTCTACTGCCAGCTCGGCCCTGCATCCACGCCAACGGCAAGCCAGAGCTCTCTACCCACGGTTTCACCCAGTGCCAGCGCATCAGTGTCGCCCTCTCCTAGCTCAAGCCCCTATGCGTCTACATCTGGCACAGAGTCAGCAACTGCGTCTCCCGCCACAAGCCCCTCGGCGTCTGCATCGGCATCTTCAGCCACAAGCCCTTCTCCCTCTAGCTCAGCTGCGTCAACATCTACCCCAACGGTGTCAAGCAGCATATCGGCTTCGGCGACTGCTACAGCAACCGCCACATCAACACACACCATCAATCCTGTGTATGTATATATAAATACTACGACCCTCGTACCTGTTACAGTCATGGATACATCCATTGGCAAGGGTCAAGCAGCCGCAATAGGTCTCGCCGCCATTTTCGGCACCTTCACAGTCGGTTGCCTCTGCCTCGTATTTATTATGAGACGCCGCCCCGCTGAGAATGAACAGCTTCCTGTTTCTAGTCGCCGTCCCTCTATGGTAGTTCGTGATCCACCGTCTCGCCGTCCCTCAAGTGTTTTAAAATCTGAAGTGTAAGAAATGGATAGAAGTCCTCAGTGGGCCAAGAATGCTGCAAATGCGGCCAAAAAGCGTGCCATGAATCGCACGAAACGCAATCAGAACAGACGGTTTAGCTATGTATCGACTGGACGCAATGGCGAGTATCAGGAAGTACCTACGACTGTAATGAACAAGGAGGGACGTAAATATAAATTTTTTCATGGGCGCAACTGGTGGAAGGACCCCGAAAAAATAAGCGGCCCCCCGATGCCAAATGCATGGCTTCCTGAAAGCGGATATGGCGCCAGCCCTCGGCCTTACTATACTATGGTGCCACCTGAACAGAAGATTGGCGTATATAATGAGGCAACAGGTGAGACAGCCTATGGTGGCAGACGTCGTAAGACGAGACGCAAGAGTCGCAGTCGCAAGACAAGACGCAACAGCCGCAAGTAAACCCACATGGGTCTAAGCATTTAACACATTCTTCATAAAGAATGTGGGGAACGCATCCTAAAACCGGTAAACCCATCAGGATTCTTCAGACAGAAACGAGCATTTCGAAGGACAGGAAGACGATTGTATGGCTTGGTTCTGAGATCCCGAATAAGTCATGGTCTCGCTGGGAGGTTGGCGCCGTATCACGTGCCTACATCACGCCCACCACAACTATTCTTCTTCTCTGTGACCCCGCCGAAGCCGCCGCGGACGCCGCATGGCTTCGCACAGGTGCATGGAAGGGTTTCACCATGATTCTTGCCGCACGCGACACACTCAATATCCTCGGCGAGAACGCGCTGAAGGAGATGGGAGTCGGCAATATGATTTGCCTGGAGGAGATTGCGGACATCTATCCGTTCGTCGGCGCAGCCTGGGACGGCACGGCGAATGACGCCGCCCTCCTCGCATCCATTCTTATGCGTATGAATCGCGCATTCGGCGTGAAGCCTAGCCCTCTCCGCTCCGAGACGATGATAAAGGCGTTTCCCGACCCACTTCAAGAGCCCCATCTCTGGCTCATCAGCCAGTTCTATCTCCCTGAGAAGCCCAAGAGGGCGCGCGAGATCCGCCTCTGCCTCGAGAAGAATATGGCGTGCCCTCTTATTGATAAGATTGTCCTTCTCAATGAGACGGATCTGAGTCTGCAATTCCCCCCTGATTCCAGCAACAAAATCCAGCAGGAGGTCATCGGCAAGCGGCTCAGTTACGCTGCCGTTATCCGCTGGATTGCCACCAACACACCAGCCAATACGCTCTGCGTCTTCGCAAACTCTGACATCTATCTTGATGAGACGTGGAAGGCCCTCTGGTCTACTGCAATGGAGGACCGCTTCCTCTCTCTTCTGCGCTATGAGGCGGTCGACGGCATCCCTGATGACAAGCATGCCCTCTTTGGCCCCCGCCCTGATAGTCAAGATACGTGGGTCGTTCTAAGCGACAGCGTGAAGTCTAAGTCATGGGATTATAAGTCCCTAGATTTCAGCTTCGGCCGCGCTGGATGCGACAATGCGATTAATGTGGAGATGCTGAGGGCGAAGTTCCTCGTCGCTAATCCCGCACTTACTCTGAAGACTCACCACGTTCACACCAGTGAAATCCGCAACTACGATCCGCAGGACATTGTGGATAAGCCGATGTATTTCTACATTCAGCCGACCGGCCTTCACGACATGAATCCGCTCTTCGGCCCCAAGCCCACAAGCACACTTACCTCGTCTCCCTTTGCCCGCCCCATCCTTGGCCCGAATCCGACACATCTGAAGACGTTCGCAACGATGGTCTCGCGTGGCGAAAAGTATAAGTTGACAGCCGACGGCACAAACATCTTCACGCCTGAGCCGACCCCCATCTATGAAGTCGACGAGGTCTTCCAGACGCCAACCGGTCTTGCGTATACCTATTCCAGCCTCTATGTTGGCAAGTCAAAGGCAGGCAGCGAGGCGTGGAACAAGAGCCACATTTCTGGTCTCAGTCCCAGTCTGGTGGTGGACGTCGGGCTCATCGCACCTCTTCCTGATGAGTTCGTAAAGAGTGCAGCCTCATATGTGCTCTCGTATCTCGCGAATATTCTTCAGTTGCGCGAGAAGGCGGGAGGGAAGGGTGAGTTCTGGTCGCCGCGCGAGAAGCCCTTCTTGAACGCCCTCCAGATGTTCAACTGGAAGCAGCGCGAGGTGCCGGTTCTTCCTCGCGACGAGTCAATCCAGGTCTTCTGTAAGAAGGGGTATATCATGCTTCCGTCAGACACGAACACCGTTACGCGCAGTGGTGTGGCCGCATTGCGTGATAATCTGAATGGATGGTCGGCCGCGCCATCCACCAACGAAAAACGCTGCATTGTGTTCTATGATGAGGTCTACTGCACGCGCGAGTTCATCAACGAGCTGGAGGAGAAGCTCGTAGGATATGATGTGCGGGTTATTTGGCCCGCAACCGAGAACATTGTTGCACCGCTGTCAGGCGCGAGCCTCGTCATAGTCGGCGGTGGCAAGGACTCCATCACTCGCTGGGGCTGGTCGTGGATTCTGCCGAAGGGCGCGCAGATTGTGGAGATTCAGAACGAGATGGAGCCGGATGCGGATTGTCTTCATCTGGCCGCCGCCGCCGAGATCCGCCATTCCCTCTGTATTTGCCCGCGCAAAGTTGGACCTCACCTTGTAGACACGGTTCTCAAGGCGATGACGATTACTGAGCCTGTGAAAGCCCCTGTCAACACGAAGCCCCTTCTCATTCTGCCTGAGCAGGCAGAGGGCTCCTTCTTCGGACATGCGGGCGACAGCTTCCGCGAGCTTGCGCGTATGTGGATGGTGAAGGGATATGTGAAGATTGTGGAGGATAAGCACGCACACCACGTCTGGCTCCACGGAATCGGCAATACGCTGCTTTATGACCGGCCTACCTACGAGTGGCTGGAGCAGTCGCCGCCCGATGAGAAGACCTACAAGAAGGCGTTGTTTGGAAATCCCGCGCCTCCTCCTGGATCCACAGCAAAGTCCTGGTCTTTCTGGCCGCGTCGCCCCGCCATCGTAGAAGAGATGTCAATGACGCCAGCGGTGTCGCGTCCCTTCGCCGAGCGTCCTCAGAGCCTTGTCTTGTATGGCCGTATTGAGAATGCGACGCAGAAGAAGCGCCGGCCGCTCAACTGGGCATCCGCATGCAGCGAGTTCGTCATGCCTGTTGGTGGGGATAAGGCATATCCTTTCTCGCAGCGCGAGTATCTAGAAAAACTCACCGAGGCGAAGTTCGGTCTGTGTCTCCCTGGTTACGGCTGGAAGTGCCATCGTGAGGTGGAGTGTATGGCGATGGGCTGTGTTCCGATTGTGAGCCCCGAGGTGGATATGGCGAACTACGCGAATCCGCCCGTCAAGGGGGAGCATTATTTTATCGCGGAGACGCCCGAGGAGGCGCGGCGGATTGCGACTACGACGGATGAGGAGACGTGGGCGAAGATGTCGGCGGCGTGCCGCGCATGGTGGGTCGAGAATTGTAGCTGCGACGGTATGTGGGCTCTTACGCAAAAGCTGCTAAGATAATAGATGGGTTCCTTCTTTTCGGCCCCTGTGCCCCCCCTCATCCGCACAAATAAGTACACGACGAATGCGAGCGGTGCGCCGATGCCTTACATCCGTATCCCGCCACCGTCGCCGCCTTCGTCGCCGACACCTACGCCAATCACGAGCCCCAGGGGCGGATCCAGAAAGACCCGCAAATCGCTTAAGAAGAAAACGCGTAAGCAACGTAGATAAGATGCATACGATCGGTAATGCCGGTTTTGTAGAATGCCTTGACGTCTTTGGGGATGACCTCACAGTCGTCAATGCCGCACGTGTGTCCTTCGCGAAGGAGAGCACCACAATGGAGACTCGCGATGAGAAGCTAATCGCCTATCTCGCCAACCACGGTCACAACAGTCCCTTCTTCCACCCGATGGCCCGCTTTCGCCTGAAGATGCCGATTTTCGTGGCGCGCGAGTGGTTCCGTCACACGGTCGGTTTCGCCCGCAATGAAGTGAGCCGCCGCTATGTGGATGATGAGCCCGAGTGCTGGGTCCCCACGCTACTTCGCGCCCGCGATGAAAACAAGAAGCAGGGGTCCAAGGATGAGGCAATTCCCGAGAATGACCGCATTGTCAAGGAGATTCAGAACTTCACCGTCGGCGCCGTCTCATTCTACAACTTCCTTCTGAAGGAGGGAGTTGCCCCTGAGGTTGCGCGCGGTGTCCTCCCCCAGTC